AAAGAGGTCAAGAACTGGAAGGGTAAGCTCGACAAGGTATGGATTCCATACTACCCGTCATTGAACAACATTTACGAGAGGTTTTAATCATGGACAGGGAATTGATCGCTAGAGGCTATTCTTACAATCATGGAGCCATTTTCAAGAAGAGGATATACATTTCTATACCCGAGAGCGAAAAGTGGCTTAAAAACGCTTACTCGCACTTTATAGGAGGTTCTTTCAAGTGGATACCCGAGTATGACGAGATTGCCGGATGGTTGTCTGACAACGAGGGGAGGGGATTATTCCTGTACGGGACTTACGGGAGGGGGAAAACGGTGTTCATTCGTGATATATTCCCCCTCCTCGCCGAGAGACACGGGAAGGTGGCATCTTACTACACGATGACCTCGATAGGAGATAACCTTGATGACGTGTTGAAGAAGAAGATCGTGTGCCTCGATGACGTGGGGATGGAATCCAAGATCATGACTTATGGCAACGAGAGGCACGCTTTTCCCGAACTCATGGACAGGGCGGAACAGAACGGGAACCTAGTTCTCGTGTCCACCAACCTTAGCGCGAGGGGGATAATCGACAGGTACGGGGAAAGAACGCTAGAGAGGATCAAGTCGTGCTGCAAGAGGGTAATGTTCACGGGTCAATCTTTCAGGCAATGACGAGCGAAGAACTTGCAAGTAAAATCGACAGGTTACAGGAATTGATAGACCTGAACAACAGCCTGATGACAGAATTCAACAGCAGGCTTGCATCCATACAAGAATCCGTCTCCAACAAGAGGGGGAGGATGGACGCCAAGGAGATAATAAACAACATCATAGGGGACCTCATGGTCCTGTTAATCACAAAACAACAATAAAATGGAAAACGAAAAGAAAATTGATAAAAAATTAAAAGAGTTACAGGAACTGGTAGGTGAACTGAGAGAGATGGGGGTGGGATACCTTGTCGTGACATCGTTAGAGAAGAATGTTACTAACGATGGTTTCTCCGAGTTGCGTTCTTCAGTGTTCTCTGATTTCAGGTTGGGAGACATGGCCCCCGCCCTAGCCTCTTATTTCTCCGAGAATCCCACCGTCCTGCCAGTTATCGTTAATTTGCTATCGGAAGGTTACTCTCAAGAAACGATAGTTGAAAGGGCGAAAAGATCGGAAAAGGAACTTGAAACAAAAAAGAAGGAGTGGAATTAACCACTCCTTTCTCTCGCTCAACTGACCCATTCACAAACCATATCTCTAAGTCTTACCACCACCGCCTGACAGGTGTAAAAATTACACTCGTCATCGAGTAGCTCTATTAAATACATGATCTTGTCCATAGGTTCAATTACCTTGCATAATAAACAAAAGCACCTGACTATCAAGTAATCAGGTGCGACAAATTAACAACTTATAATATCTATCCCTATTTCTCGTTTATGAATTCTTCTATTTTATTAAAGTACTGGTCAATGTATTTTCTCTTGTCTAGGTTTTCCTCGAACAAATCTCTAGGAATTGAACCTTCAAGGGATGACAGGTATTCCATGCAGGTGTGCATCACGTCAATCGTGGCGGTGGGGGAGATGTTGTAGAATCGTTTGAGTATTCTTTTCATCTTCCTGTCGTTCAACTTGTTCTTTTCCTTGATTCTTATGAACATGGAATTATACATGTTGTACGTCGTCTCTTCCTCCCCCTCCTTTTTCGGTTGTACCAGTGAACTCTTGGCCCTTCGGTACATCATTAACCTTGAGAACAGGGTGGTGAAGTCGTACACCTTGATCACCCTGTTAAGAAACTCCGGTGTCCTTACCCTTTGTTTCATGTTTCTAACTATCTCATTTTTGAAATCCACCATAACTTACCACGTTTTCGTATCTAACTTCTTGTTTCTCTCTCTTGAACCACAGGGTGGGAGGGTCGTCAGTCTTGGATGGCTGGACAGCCACCAGTTCCCACCCCGCTTCTCCTATCATATCTAGCTCCCTGTAACCAACCTCACGGTATATCCTCTTGTATTCAAACTTCTTCATATCTCTCTATTGGAAAATCCCACAATGATAACTTGCCGGAACATGGTATTGGTTTCACGAATTGCACCGGGTTAGCCAGTACCCAGTTGTACACGACACGCTTCTTGGGAAGGGGGAAGGTGGGGGATAAGACATTAAATATCTCGTCATCATGTTCTGCCCACACCGACTCGTGGTCTACCACGCAATCAACAATATCAACCCTCCCGATGATAGCTCCCACGTGAGTCAATTGCTCTCTCACCACTTCATCGTACCCTTCTCCTACCGCTTCCAACTGTTCTTTATTGAGAAACCCTTTCAGGTTGCCACCGTATATCGTCTTGGAGGCATGAATCAATAACGGGCCACGATAATCCGTTCTCCACGTCCGGTTCTCGATGTCTTTAATCCCGTGGACTATCAACGATGCCCACGGCTGTTTAATCGTTAGCGCTTTCATCTTTCTTTCCTATTGAATGAGCTACTATTTTACCTTTTTAAATTTAAAATCTTCTATGATTTTATTTATATCTTCATTAGATAAGTTATACCACTCTCCTTTTACCAATTTGTCTTTAAACATAGTATGAAGATTTAGTTCAATATCTGTATCCGCAATGGCTAGTAGTTTTATCCTAGGATTAGAGCATTTTAAGATATTAAATCTTTGATATGGGTCATTCGATCTACCTATTTTTGTGAATTTACTCAATTCATCATATACAAGATAAGTTCTCGTAATATCTTTAGTTTCCGTATAAACCCTAGACCAATAGTAAATGTCTGCCCTAATTGCTTCACATAAATAAGGAACTAAATGATATATAATATCTAATAATGGGAGCATTTTTTTTGTATGATATTTTGATGAGTATTCAATAATCATATTCAAAATATCAACATCATTGAAAGATGCGCCTCCACAAGATATTACATCATCTTCAATTTCAATATCTCCTAATAAAGATGGACGTAAATCATGTATAAGTTCATTTAATAATTCTGCAAGTAATACAGATTGTTCTCCATCCACTTCTGTAATTTTAATAATCTCGTTCATACTATTTTAATTTTGATAATATATTAGAATTTTCAAACACCCACAATTTAGCTTTTGGACCCCCACCCATCATAAGCATCTCGATAGCAAGTACAGGATGTAACCACGGGGTGGGGGAGGAGGATATGAGGACAATTCCATTCAACTTCTCCCGATCCTTCTACATAATCTATAAATACTTTGTACGTTTCCATTTTATTTAATTTTTGGTGTTGCAAAACGAGTTCCATATTTAGCATCGTATATTCTAAGCATCTCGTTCCTTAATTCAGAAAACGATTTGACATATCCCATATCAATGGCAAATGCTAATTTTTTCTGTAAATCCTCAAGTTCTTTGAGTTGTTCTTTAGTGGCATTGTTTCGGAGCAATGTTTCATGTTTGCCAAAAACTATATGATTCAATGCCTTGGCTATTACCACGTAATCTACATCCTTAAATTTACTTGCAGCACGAGATATAATATTGTACGTATTACCTACTTCTATTCTATTAATGATTAACGAATCTGTCAACCAATCTATCACTAGAGCGTACAATTTTGGATTCATCTCCATAGCGACAAGTACCCATATATAAGGATCACATGTAACTTTTTTATTCTCCCTCCCCCCGGTAGTTTTATAAGCACCACAATACTTCAATGTTTTAACAAGAGTTTTCTCTTCTACCATATTCATGAACTCGTGGTATCCCATCCCCTTTGTCATGTTCCTTCTCTCTAGGATGTAGTACATTCTTTCTGCATTATCCCTAGAAGATAACACCTCGTTAACTCTTTTATCCTTCCATCCTTCATTCAACCTACCGACTGCGTATGCTTCTTGAAGATCGGTGAGGGATAAAAAACTATTCTTCGTGTCTTGCTTTATCACGACACCGAATAATTCCCTGTCTTTCGATTTCATTGTAACATTTGTCTTCATGTTTTATATATTAATTAATCTGCACAAATATATGAATTATATTTATATTCACCTAATTTTTAGATTAAAAAATATATATGTATTGTTACTAACTGAATCACACTATTTTATAAAAACGGGAATTCCCGTTTTTATCGTAACTTATTGATAATCAGTAAAAGCTAAAATTAGTTAAAATAGTGTGGTATACTTTATTTCACAGTATACCCTGAAACGGGGTACACCTCCCCTCCCCACTAGTAAGGTCAGGTGCCTCGTGTTTCGCGAGGTACCTGACGTCGGTTATCCCGACGGCAGGTAAGGATGTATCAATTCACGATACCCTTCCCGAAGCGGGTAAAACCGTTTCGCCTGATAATCAGCCGCCATGTAAATTTACATATCGGGAAATAAAAAAGATACCCACCCTTGGTGGGGGTGGGTATACTTGATAATTACCAATATGAAACTAACTATCCACTCAAACTTTCTTGTGTTTGATTTTAAGCATGTCAATGTAGCGATAAAGCCTTTCTTTCGTTGGCTTGAGTCCACATCTTGATATTTTACTGTTAAACGCACTGTCAGTCTTACCAGTGATCTTCTTCGCTTGCTCATAATTTACTTTAACGTTGAGGTATGGTTTAAGTACCTCGGTCATTGCATCTATATCATCCTCGGTGATGTTGTCACAATAACCATTATCAATCATGTCGGCGAAGTGCCTGAACAATCTACTTAGATTAGTCAATTTTACAACAGCCATGTTTGAAATATAAAATGGTTGAAACTATGGCAGATGTTACGGCTGATACCGAGGCGATAGTCAATATTGTCCAGAACTCAATCGTGCAATTTGTAAGCACGTCAATTAATTGTAGGATACATTGTATTAACAAGTTGATTATTAATACCCTGTGCCATGAACAAAATTTAAATCGTTTCGACAAATGCCATAGCATCATGTCAACATACATAGAATGTCCTAACACGTAATCAAAAGAAACTACTTCTATATTTAGAGCTGATAGAAATAACACCAGAACTATATAGATATTCAATAGTATCGGAGCTAGTTTTATTAATCTAACGGTAGCTTTCATTTCTTTTTACTACTTCTTCTAGGTTTACCATCCCATGTTACTTTTCTCATCGCAGTTGCTGGCCTCATTATGGGCCTACGAACTGATGTTGTTTTAGTGTTTCGAGCCATACGCTTTTATTTACGTCATAAATATACGAAATGTTTCTCTTTTAAAAAGCTAAACCGCTACTTTTAAACGCTTTTCTGGTGTTACTCTCACGTTCCTTGTTAGCCTCCTGCCGGCGCTTGTAATTGGCACCGTCCTTGAGGATAGTTCTAAGGTTGGCCGTGAACACGTTCGGAACGATAAAAGTCATCAGCTCGAAGAACGCCCCGCACGCCCGGAGGAACTCTTCTTCCGAGTCAGTTAGAGGCTCGTTATGTCCCGCCCGATCGTATATCTTCCATGCCATGTCGATGTTGTCACCTATGGAGTTCATGAATATACCGATGGCGGGCAACACTTCCCCGAACAACTCTCCCAGCTTGATGTTATACGGGTTCTGCGGTCTGGCGTAAGTAGCCCACCCGGCGATCTTGGTTATTCCCTCGAACGTCTCGTTGTCTATGGCCCCTATTTGCTCGGCGAACTTGACACCACCCAGTATGAACGACGCCGTCATGTCAGCCACGGTACCGTACCTGCCGAGGAATATCCCGGCGAGACCGATGGCACCGTTCTTCAACGTTCTCTCCTGCATCACGTCCCATACCGAATCGTCGTCGTCACCACCGAAAGCGAGGGAGGCGAGGTAAGCGCCTATCAACGGTTTGGTAAGGTTGTACGCTATACTACGAGTGAAACGGCTGGTAAGCATCCCCAGTCCATCGAGGAACATCTTCGAGTTGTTCTGGTTGGCTCCCTCTACCATTCGTCCCCACCCCACCTTCATCATCTCGACTTCCTTTATGGAATATGACATCATGAATCCAACCCACCTACCTAGCACCTCGTCACGGGATATGTTCTTGCTCCACGGGGTCAAACGGGTTTTAGACGCTTGCGACACCGGGGCCACGGTGTTGAACGATTCCTGCGTTCTCTTCATGGCGTCACGATGGGCGTTCCTGAAATCCTTGGCTATATCCCTGCGGTACTTGTCATCCTTTTGCCACCTGTCAATATCAAGCCCTGAACCGTTAAGCTCGTTGAACCTGTTATTGAATATCTTGATGTACATGTTGGAAGAAGTGATAAGGTCCGGGAACCTGATCCAAGCGTCTATTATCTTGGCGTTCTTCCCGGTTTTCTTCCCGTAAGCGTCACGTGTAAGCTCGCTATACTTGGACATCATCTCGGCGTCAGGAACGGAATAAAACTCGTACATGTCTCTCATGGCTTGCTGCTGCTGGATGTTCTTGACCATCGTCACTGGATTAACGCTGATCCCGTCACTTATGATCGCTCCACCAACGTTAGTCACTATCTCGGTTGCCATCTTGGCTGGGTTCACGAGCAAGGCCGTACGTGCGGCACTACTTATGTACTTGTTAAACTTGTTCCAGTTGTTATTCGTCCGGTTGTGGAAGTTATCAAGGTGATAGGTGGATATTATACGATCCTTTATCGTGTTGACATACGCGTTTAATATCATCTTCTCGTCCTTGCTAGTTCCGGGCCTGTTCATCCTGTCCTTGAAAGCCTTCACCACGGCGTTGTACGGGTGTACCACGTTAAACTCCATCGTGGCTTCCTCTATCGAGCGAGTAACCATAGAGGCGATGTCGAAATTCACCTTGTGGATACCTCCCCTCCTCGAATGTATGGCGTGCGCCGCCGGCAATTGACCACCCCAGTTCTCGTTCGCCATCTCCTGTATGGTCTCTATGGCTTGTATGTCCGTGCTACCACCGGTGGATTGACGGGGGGCGTAATCAACTTGATCGAACCCGGTGTCGTACCCGCGAAAGGCGGCACTAGCTATGTTCATCTCTTTCAATTCCCCGTCGAATATCTGTCGTGCCGAGTTAATAAGCGTTCTCACGGCCTTGGCGTCACGGGAGGGGAGGGCGTCAATCGTCTTGTCGATGTTAACCGATCCATCCTCGTTAAGCACGAACAATTCCGTGGCGTTATTTATCCTTCTAGTCTCCACGGCATCACGGGCGGCAATATCGTTCTTCACCGTCAAGAACCACGAGTGATTTAGCTTGGACACCCCCTCCTTCCCCACGAGGTCGTTCTTCTGGTAGTTATTCTCTATCATTAGCATCCCGGCGAGGTCCATCATCGTTCGTCCCCTAGTGTTTAACACTCCCACGGGAAGAACGTAATACTTGCTGAACTCTTCTAGCGCCGCCGCCCACGGCTTCAACATTCTAGCTTGAGCCACGTGAGCCTGTATGGTTGCCGGCTCTATGTACTTGGTCACTATGTTGTCGTAGATGGGGGTAGAATAGTTATCCCACAGCATGTACTCGGCGGTGTTCAAGTCACGAATATCAAGCGCTTTCTGTAACTTGTAAGCACGATCCCGCCACTTCTCCATCTTTCCACTGTTAACTAGAGCTTCTAGTTTAGGATCAATCTCGTTCTTGAAGGACTCGAACATGTCGTGTCGGGCGAGGTCCTCTTGAGCCTGTACCAGCTCGCGGGTGATATACCCGTTGTTCAAGTTGTACAGGGCGTTATAGAGCCTGTTAAGCTGGAAATTAGTCAGGGTTGGTATGTACTCGGCGTTAGATAATATACTAGATACCGTTATGGAGAGGGGGGAAGTACCCATCGGGTACATCTGGTAAGCGTCTTCCAGCTCCATGCCTACCATCTCTTCCACGCTATCACGCACCTTCTGGTTCATCTTCTCGAATCCCTTCTCTCCCGTCATGAAGTTGTCAATCTTCTCGGAGATGGATTGCAGGTCATTTTCGGATATTTGATCGTTCTCGTATAACCTGAACGCCTTGTTTCGTATGTTGTTTATAGACCTCAGGTATCTATTCATGTCCTTGAACGAGGACTCGTCCATCTCGTTAGACATCTTGCTTATTCTCTTGTCAACGTTTTGCAAGAATCTATCCACGGATTCCGGGGTCAGCTTGTTCTTCCCCTCCCCCTCTTCAACCTTGTAGATGTCCACAAGGTATTCTGTCAGCTCGGAGAATCTCCCGTCCTGAATGTCGGCAACCACGTTGTTGAACATGTCGAGGTCTCCCGGGGTCATGTTGTCCGTGGGAGTGTCAAGAAAATCTAGCAATTGCTGTTTCTTCGCCTTGGTCATGTTGGAGCGTCTCACGGACTGTTTCGCCTTCTTCACGTCGTTGCCACGCTCTTCAAGCGTCGCCTTCTGTTGTTGCTCGTTAATCATTCTCTCTACCTCGTTAACAAGATTCTGGTATTTTGCCTGAGTCTTTATACCTCCCGCCAGCTTGGACATTATCTTCCGGTACTGGGCGGGAGTTAACAGGTTCTGCCCCTCCCTGATTACCCCACGAATTTTCTGGAGACGACTGGTGAGGTCACCGGCGCCCTTCCTGTAAGCGCCTATACCTAGCTGTCGAACCTTGTTCCTCAATCGAGCGGTGGCCTCCTTGGTAGTCACCGGCTTCTTGTTGATCTTGTACGGGGTTTCTCGTATGTAAGGAGTTACCTCGTCCCCGAATATCTCCTCGTGGTTATCGTTGAACTCTTCCTCGGCCATCTTCTTCTCCTCCTTGGTCAACGACTTCCACTCGTCACTCTTCTTCACCTCTTCCCACGCTAGTTCTTTAGGAGCTATGCCCTCGTTCTTGTACTTCTCGTAGTAGTCTCTCGCCACCTGCATCGGTAACTTGTCGAGGGTGGGGGTCTGGCTTACTTTTTCTTCTTGCTGTTCTTGTGTACTTTCAGTCCTGTTGACTTCTGACACACCGCCCACGGGTTCACTTTCTTCCCTGACTTGCTGTTCTGTGCCTTCACTTTCCGAACGCACCTCTCTAGTTTCGCTGGCATCTTGATTAATTTTATCTTGTTCAACTTCTTTATCTTCACTCTTGACCTCTTCTTGGATGGGGGTGAGATCGTTATAATCAACGATAACACGGTTTCCCCCGGCGTCCTCCACCTCTACCTTTCCCTCCTCTTGTACCGTGGTGTCAGTAGCTTGTACTTCCTTGCCTTGATACATGAACCTTTCTCCTTCCGCTTGGAAGTTAGCATCACTCATGGCGTCTTGTAATCCCGTCAGGTGATCACGCAAATCAAGTTCCACGGCGTTCTTGAAGTAATTCAAAGCGTTAGTGGCTAAATCCTTCTGCTCTTTAACTTTCTCCCCACCCGCCGTGAACTCGTCATACAGCCCGTTTATGGCCCCGTTTATCTCGTTCGTGGCGTCTTCTACCTTGGTGTCCACGGTAAGTTCACCGTCAGCTATCAAGTTATCTATCCGTTCTCTTAACTCGGACGGGATCATCTTCCCGTACTTGTTGGCACGGAATCGTATTTCCTCGGTGCGGGGAGGGGCTTTTCTAGCCTTGTTAGCAATCCATCCCGATCCTGACAACCCGGTAGACATTAACGCTATCGAGTATACCATCTCCAAGTCATCCGGTTTTATAAACTCTCTCGTCAAGTATTCAGATTCTCCCCTGTCTATCGCCGTCCACGATCCTCTCACCACGTCACCGAATTTCTCTTCTAGCATCTCCTCCGCCATACCTTTTATCCAACCCGTGAATCCTCTCTGCCCGTAACCGGCGAAACCTCCACGATACATGATCTGGTCAAGACCACGTCTAAGAGCGCTCTTGGTCATGGATTCCCTGATGGTGTTCACCGGTTTCCCGGGCATGAACAATCGCTCGGAGAAATTCTCCACGAACTGGTCACCAAAATTGTTAAATATGGCGGTTTTAACGTCCACCCCGTTCGTTATGTCGTTGGCAACGTTAGCCATGAACGTTGGACTTACTAGGGTTTGAGCGGCAGCTTCAGTAGAGTTTTTAGCCGCCCACGTGCTGAATTTACCGGCAGCTTTGCCTACCCTCGTCCCGGCTACCTTCTCGACAGCTTTAGTGGCAACGTTAGCCGCTTTTGAAGACACGATCTTGCCACTGAAATCTATCGCCCTGTCAACAATCTTGGAGTTGGACAATGATTTAACTAGAGAGCTGGCACCGATCTTCCTTCCAGCTATCGTGGCCCCTCCCTTGATCGCGGTCTTCCCCAGCCCGACGAGACCACCGGTAAGGGCAAACTCGGTCATGAAGCCTAGCGATTGTCCCATACCGTAACCAACCCTGAACGACGTGTTCGTGGCTCTCGATAATTCTTCTTGAGCCTGTATGTTTAACTGGAACGCGTTAAGCAAGTTAATATCATCTTGAGAGAATTGCTCGTCCATCAACCTTCTTACCTCCTCGTTAATGTACCCTTGCTTCACGGCTACCTCGGCAGCGCTGTCGGGGGGTAACATTTCCCCGTCGGAGTACACGGGATGATCCCGGTACCTCCACTCGGGGTGTCGTGACATCACGTCCTCGTAAATTCCTTCAAGTCTCTGGTTAACGTTCCTTACCCTCTCGTTTTGCCCGAGGCGCTGGTTCAGCAATATCAAGTTGGAGGCGTAATCTTTTAACCCCTCCCCTATACCGAGTGCCATGTTCGCCCCTCCTTCTTCCACCTTCTCCACCAGTTCGAGAGTCTTTCGGGTGTTATCGCTTAATATCAAGGAAGCGTTCGCCTCCCCGAATTCCCTCATGTTCTCTCCTGATATGGCGAGGGGGTCGTAAGTCATGGACTTCCACACGTTCTCCCTCTGGTCTTTCTCCCTGCGATCCCAGTACCTGTCACTTTCGGCCTCGGCTAGCTTGTATATCTCTTCGTTCTGTTTCTTCATGTCGGAGATGGTTGGGTTCATCCTTTCCACCTCGTTTGGATCAAGGTACGTCTCGTTAAGGAGTAACTGGTACTTGGCTCGCTCCTCTCCCGGAACCACGTAAGTCTTCCGTGCCGGGTCGTACACCATCCCAAGGTTACTAGCCAGTTTTTTAGCGTAATCGTTTATCTCGTTGTTCGTCCCACCGGCTTCATCAATCCGTCTCTGGACACGACTAGAGAATAACCTCTCCTTCTGGAACGGGGTCAACTCCCCTCGTGACTTGTAATAATCATCAAGGGCGCCTAGAGACGTTTCCAGCCTGAACTCTTGCCTTTCGTCGGCGTTCTCCGGCAAGAACAACTTGCGCTCGGCGGGGGTGAAGTACCCGTACGTTGACTTCATGTACCTCGGGTCTATGACATCGTAATTGTCATACAACTCCTCCATGTACTTGTCGTTAACGGAACCCTCTGGAAGACCTATTGATTTAGCCAGCGTCTTCATGAGCTTGGCGGGGTCTCCTCCCGTCCCTTCCCAAGCACTGTTCACGTAATCATCGGTGACGTTAGACGTGTCAATACCCTGATCGTTGGCGAAGTCTAACAGTATATCCTTGTATAATGTCTTGTCTACCTTTCTACCGTCATTCATGATGCTCTAGTTTTGACCGAAAGAAGGAAGTCCTCTCGATCCGTTATTACTTCTAACCGTGATACTTCTACTAGTTTGGTTCCCGCCTCTTCTAGTCCCGATCAAGAATTGAGGATTATTCACTCTTGCACCGCCAGTTGAAGTGGCCATTGAGGTAATCTTCCCAAGTTCGTTAATTATCTTTCCAGCAAATTTCTCTGGATCATTATACCGTATAGCGAACACCTCGTTACCTTCCCTGTCTTCAAGCACTAAATCCTGTCCCCTCCAAAAGAACAAGTCATCCGTCCTGACATTACCTTGAAGCGCACCGCTATTAATCATTTCTTGTAACGTTGCCCTGATGCTTTCCTTGGTTGATGTTCCTTTGTTCTTCCCTTCTATTATATCGTTAGATATAGAACGTATCCTCTCTATGTAAGGAGATATTGCGGGATCATTCTCTATGTCGCCAGACTCGTTAACACGTTTACCAATCACCCTAGGAGATACGTTAAAATTAAACCCGTTCAATATGTCAGAGTCGAGTAACTTCTCGCCAGATTGAGCGCCACCGTTCCAGTAGTCCTTGAGATATAGAGTGGCTTGTTTGACAGATTCAGGATCATCCATCTTGAAGCTAATGTCAAAACCTTGATCAAATTTAGATGACGCCTGTCCTTGTCGTTTCTTACCCTCGCTAACGAAATGTAATGTAGTGACATCACCGGCAGCAGATATTCCTTGAAGTTGAGCCTTCACGTTCTCCCCATCCTTGTTCACGTAAGATATGGATTTAGTACCAACAAACCTTTGAATGGCATCTTTCTCTCCATTAAGCGCTCTCTGTATGTAATCAAGTGCCACATCAACATTCTCCATCTTTCTACTCTCGGAGTAACTAACGTAGTTCGGGTCTCTCTGCAACGATTGTTTCACGTTCTGGTCTGCCGCCATAGCCACGCGATCAACGAAATAAGCCTTGGCTTGCTCGGGAGTATCCCACAACCCTATCGTGGCCCCTTTCTGCATGTAAGGATTGGTTTCGTAATTATTACGGAACGTCGATTCCCAGTAATCACCAGCCCTTTGTTTTATATTGTTAAGGTTAGTGGACTCTATATTGAGTATATTGCCGTCAGGGGTTCTCTGGAAACTTCTCACCACGGAATCACCTATCTGCTTGATGGAATTATTCATCAACCCGTCAAGGTCCACGAACGGTTTCAGTTTTCCGCTTAATTTAGCCTTTAGCTCCGATGGAGAACCTGACGCTATCGGCCTACCTTTCCTATCATATATAGTGTAGTTTAACATCCCGTTTTGGTACCACATGTCAATACTATCTCCAATACTATAAATACCGGTGCTTTTCTGTTTAACACCATTCTCGCCGGCAGACATGATAGCGTATCCTATGTCGTTCACCAGATCGGCGTTCATCACTTCATCTATACCCCCCTTCCCCGTATTTGCAAGGCCTTCAAGGAACCCTTGAAAATCTTTCATCTGGTTGGTGTAAGATGCAGCCTTATTCTTCATGTCACCGATCTTTACCATTATCTCTGACTTGCGAGTGGGGGTGATAAGCGGGTTCGCCAGCTCCCTTCTTATGTCAGCTATCTCGTTCTGGGTATGCTCCATCAATATCGCTATACTGTCCCTGTCGAAAGCCTGTGGTTGAAGGTCTAACGCTCCGGTAGCCAGCTTGTCAAATTCTTTCAAGTTAGCTTGTAATTCATCTTGAGCCTCTTTCGCTTGTTTGGCGTACAGCTTTTCTCGCTCAAGCTCCATAGCTTTTAGTTGCATCCCTATGTTAAGGGAATTCATCGCGGTTTGCCCGAAGTCGGCCTCTACGGGTTTCACCCCCATGTAAGCCTCTCCTGTATATTGATTCGCCATGTTACTTCAATTTTAAAGTTGGTTGAGGTGGCATTACTGATGTTACCGGGGTTCCAGTACCCGTGAATTTACCAAGGTCATTCACTCCCAGTGATCCGGTTGACGTCATGGGATCAACGTTCTTTCTTCTGGTCAAGTCAAGACCTGATAACATCCCGCCTATTGACTGCAAGCCACCTAACGCCTCCGTCATTCCAGCGTACCGACCCTGTCTTCCCGCCTCGTACAAGGCACCGTAACCGGCAAGCTCCCGTTGTTCACGGTTCTCCCTAGCTTGGAATTCCCTGCTCTCTTGCTCGGCTGCCATGATTGCTTGTTGTTTTTGTAACTCGTACAACTGGTTCTGGAAATTAGCCGCCAGTTGTTCCTCTTGAGCGTAAGTTTGCTCCTGTATGCCGGGTAATAAAGACAATCCCCTCGCCCCGGCAGAGGATGCCTGTTCAGAATAGTTAGCCGACTCTTGCTGTACCCTCTTCAATTGTTGAACGTACTGGTCGGTTGGAGTGTCTACCGCCATGAGATAGTTGTTGAAATCTATCTCTTGACGCTGGTAGTTGTCAATGTTCTTCTTCGCTTCTCTCGCCTGTTTCGCCTCTTTCACGGACTTGGCTACCCCTAAACCCGTTGATGCTAGCGCCGTTCCGGCAAGGATGATAGATGTCGCTGCTGCCATCACTTTAAAATTTTAATCATTTGAACCATGTTCGTGTCACTAATCTCGAAACCACATTTCTTGAGGCCGTTCACGAGACCGGCATCGTTAGAAGTGGTAAATATCGCTTCCACGCCCGTTGCCCGCAGCATGGATTCTAACTCTTCAACCAAGAACTCCTTCGCCCCCCTCTTACGGGAAACGTCGATCTTCTTGCTTGTTAATAACCATTCTAGCCAGCATATCCCCGTTCCTGTCATGTACACGAAAGCCACGTACAACGGTCCTTCATCGTCTTCCACGATACAACCTGCGGGAAGAAAGGACGGGGGTACTGGCTTCCACCCCCACTCTTCCCACCATTCGCTTATCATGGCATGATCGGACGGTTCGTAATTCCTGATTTTAAATTTTCGATTCATCTATATCTAGTTGTATTGATTTAACGAGTAACTTCTCTTTGTCAACGCTAAAGTACGAAATTATTTCGAGATATTTCCCCCTGATAGCGTCACCGTTAACCCCGTCATCAACCTTGACGTAAAGCACCTGACCTTCCTTGATGTTCACCGGGTCTTCAAGAGTTATCTCGTCATCGTTTATCTCCTTGATGCGAGATACTTTTTCCCCGTCCTTGAACACGTCAAGCCCGGTATCCACGAGGTTCGCCGTGTAAGCCCTGAAAGTGTCAAGAGCCTCCTCGTCTCCAGCCGCCACGTAAAGCAATACCGGTTGAGACGTGCCTTCCGCCTTCGGGATGAACGATTCTAGCAAGTTCTCCTTCTTCTTGAAGTAAGATTGATCTATCGTTCTCTCCAAGTCAAACGTCTTGAACGTGGTGGTGGAGGGGGGGGTGTTTGATTCCATTACAATGCTGTTATACACCTTGTTTGAATCTATGTACTCGTTGTTCACTAGATGAATCTTGCTCGTGACGGTCTTGCCCAGTAACAGGTTCTGGTATCCCGGTTCCCCTCCCATCCTTCTTATGATGGTATCCCTCGTGGAGAAACAGTAAGCGCCGGCTCTCGCCATGAGGTCAGGCGCCATGTCGTAGAATGACGTCCACCCGTCAACCGGCTCCATGAAGTTCACGCAACAATCTTTCATCCCCACGATGTACGAGGATGTCTTGGGATCGTAAGCGCCACACTTCACACCGCTCGTGGTTAACTTGTCGTGGAAATAGTTAAGCATGCCGTAAGAACTGACGGGGAACAACCCGTTGATACTCTTCCGTATCACCTGACCCGTGTTCGTGTCAACGAAGAAACGGGAGTTGCCGTAACGTGAATAGGTCTCGTAGTGAGACATCCCGTAATCCTCGGCGTACTCTTGTTGCTCGCCGAAAGTGTCTTCCGACTTCGCCACGATCGGGCTACCGGTGGCGGAATTAAGTATATTCTTCTTGTACATCACCCGGCTGCACTTGTTCCTCTGGTACACGTCTATATCGGAACCTATGTCATCAATCTTCACTATCTCGCCGTATTTCTTGGAAAGATCAGTGTAATTGATCAGGGACTGGTTGAACGATGCTAGACCGTTATCTTTCGTGTCCTCCACGTACGGCTCTGAAACGCGTACCTGTCCTCCCGGCTGTAATTATCCGATATGGCGTTCGGTCTTCCCAGAGTGGTGAACAACGTCCCGTTAGAGAACTTGTTTATCTCTCGTGCCGGACCGGTGGTAATCATCACGTCCCCGTCACTGTCTAGGACGTAGGAACCGGCAAGTCCCGCCGCCACGTCATGAATGCCGGGTATCTCTTGATAAACCACGGTATCGTCCTTGGTCTCGTACATGATAAGGTAGAAAACGGACGTGGTCCATCTCGATTCCTTCTTGAGTATGTCGTCTTCCGTGTACCATTCCTTGGCTGAGGATTCTATGATCAAGTAACGACCGTTGGGAACGTCCACCTTGTCAGGGTCTCCCATGTCAACCTTGGTACCGTCTGACAGCGTTACAGATAATTTTCCCGGTTCTCCCTGCACGATCACCTTGTCTTTCACCTCGAATATGTAACCTTTCGTGGATACCTCGGTGGCTATCGTCTCCATCTCGGATACCAGTTCCAGCTTGTCGCCGGGGGTGGGGACTATCCACGGCATGGATGTTATCTCTAGATAAAACTTCCCGTTTATCACGTAAGCGTTATCGAACCCGTCGATCACGTCGAATAACACCTTCGGGTTACGTCTGGCGAACTTGAACTTGGTCGCCCATGACGGGGCCTTCCCCTTCACCGTCACGGTAGCCACCCTCCCGATATTAGCGGCGTCAGCGTTTATCCTAGGCACGGTCACGTCAACGGGAGCCAGAACCGGGGAACATCTACCGAAGTCATCCATGAAGATGATCCCGTACCCTTGAGTGGTACCCGTTTTAAGCGAGTACGTGGTGGAAGTGGTGGGGGTGTTGTTCACCTTCACCTCTAGCGACACGTCGGTATCAATGTCAAAACCATCAACGTATCCTCCGAACAACAGGGAGTTCTGTATGATCATGCAGCTTCTAGCCATCATCGGGACGTTATCGAACAGCTTGTTCACGTCCTTCATGGGAACGAGGGGGTAGTTGCCGGAGTAAGAGAACTTGTAAGTGTAATCCACGTTGTCTTCAAGCCCCAGCTTCTTCTTGTCGATGGTTTTCACCTTGTACATCCCCGCCCCCGTCTTCATGAGTATCTCTATCTTCTCCACGTGTTCGTTACCGGTGTTAACCGTCACGTTCACGGCGGAGGTGGCGTTACTGATCTCGTTCAAAGCCTCGTTCGAGTACGATCCACGCACGTAAGATACTGACGCCCCGACCACTCCCTCGTGAGAGTAGTTGTTTATCTTGGTTATCGACAACCCGTAATTCTGGGAGGCGAAGAGGTAAGCGGTGTTACCGTTTATGGCCGTCACGTAGAACGTCCTACCGTCAGGGGACATTGACATCCCGGTCACTTGATAATTCTGCGGGTCACTCACGTACTGGGGGGTGACCTTCGACATCGTTTTACCGGAGTCTTTCGAGTAGTATATGGTATCAACGGTCTTGCCGGCAAGGGCGAAGAACTTCCCGTTAGAAGAGCAACACATGAACTCGTTGACGAGGGAGGTGGATACCGTGGTGAAGTTCTTCCCGTAATTCTCGGATACAAGAGTGTACTTGTTCTCGGTATCGAAGTTCTGGTTACAAGATATGTATACCACGCTACCGTCCGAGTCACATATGATCTTCACCCCCCTTGGCTTGCTTATGATGGTTATGAAGTCATTCAGTTTAACTTGAGTGAACGTTCCACCTTTCCCGTATTCCGAGCTGTAAGCGAACTCGCTCTTGTACACCACGTACACCTGTTTCCCGGAATCTGACATGCAGAACCCTCCCTCTAGCTGGTCCCCGTCCCCCACGAACCCTTGAATCTCTGAAATGGAGTTGTCGTTCTTGTTGTACTCGAACAACATCAACTGCCCGTTATTACTTCCCGAGGCACCGTGAGTCCTTGCATAGTATACTTGATCACCGTTCTTGTTGATGTCACCACCGTCGTTCTTGTTTATGAACATGTCACCCACCACGTCGATAGCATCAGCGTTCGTCTTGAAGTGAGTGAAATACCCCCTCCCCGCTGGGTCGAGATAATTATCATTCGTGCCGGTGAACGCTATAACTCCCTCCGAGTGAAAGCTCGTGTCATTAGCGTCAAATGACCTAGTCTTGAAAGATTTCAAGTAAGCCTTCGAGAAACTAGTGTTCGATAACGACATGGAAAGCTCGTGAGATGTCCAGTACGTCTTCACCCCGGACACCGGGTCCATGTAAGAGTTAACGAACTTTACCTTGTCCTTGTACACGTAACATTCCACCATCATGTCATACTCTACCTTCTTCGAGTCCTCGTCATCAAGCTCGGAGGTTGACGTTGAATAAGGACTTATGGCTGAAGTCTCCCGTGTATCGTACACGTACCTAGCGGCGAACAACGGGTTGATGTTACGCATCTCTCCCAGTTCCGATTTCTCGGCTATCTCCACGCCAACGGAAAGAGGGGGACGTTTAACCAGCTTCATCGCCGTCCAGTCGTAGAACTTGAAGTACCCCCTCGTCTTGGATGTGTCTATCTCCACCGGCTCGTTGGTCATCCAATCATGAAACACCATGATGTCGTTAAGCATGGCGAACCCGCTTATCCTCGTTTGAAGGTTAAACGGCGTGACAAGGTCCTGCGTGAGTACCTCCGGTGTTGAATCGTAAACGAAGGTGGTGGGGAGCATCTTCATGGCCCTAGCTTCCATCTTCTCCATGTCCACCTTGTAAATCGTTCCACCGTCATGAGAATCTCCCTTCTTGGGGGGAATATCGAAACGGAACCTCTTGATTACCACGCACATGTACCTGCTAGTTTTCGGGGCGAGCTGTAATCCTAGGAAACCGTACACGTAGGCTTGATCCTTGTCGTACTCGGTGGACGTCCAGTAGTAATTACCCGAGCTTCCCTGTTCTTCGGATACCGGCATTGGTGTTGACAAGGCACGAGCGAAACGGGTGGTGGGGGTGTCTCCTTGAACCTCTACCGCCGTTCCCACCCCGATGTTCTGGTTGTTGAACGTGATGATGTCCTCTTCCCTCTCGGAGATAAGGAACTTCCAAGTTTCCTCTATGTTGTCTATAACGTCCTTTATCTCCTCCTTGGACGGCACGTACCACCCGAACCCCTGATTGTACGCTTGGGTGAACACGGATTTCTCGTCCTTCTTGTTGTGAAGGAAACATATCGTGTTGCGCAACCCGTCTTCCTCTCGCAAGGTGGATAGCTGGTCAACGAGAACGTGACTTCCCTTGCCGGTGACTGAATCGTATTCCAGTATAGAAAAACCGCCTTGCTTGAGGGCGGTGAACAGGTATATCTTGTTATTGTACTCGTACATCCCGGCGGTAACCGATCCAGCTGTGAACAGTGGCTCGTCGATAACAACTTTCGTCCCGTCCACGCTCTCTATCACGCCCGAGTTCTCCCCATCAGTGTCTATCACCCGGACGTTCCGAGCCTCACGGTATTGCCCCTTCGGCATGTATCGGGGGTCGATGTCCATGTTCATCTTTCCCCCCGAGAAATCTTGTATCACTTTCATAAAGCTCTCAATAACGCTTGAATAATTTCCTCTCTCTTGAAGTTCATTTCAAACTTGGCGTCCTTGTAACGACGGTTCTTCTCGGCTTTCGCCCGTATCTTCTCGTTCATCGGCACGTTACGTCTTCTCTCGATGAGCCTCCAGTATATGTCAGCCTCTAGGTATTTTTGCAAGTACGGGTGAACGTTGATCTTGGTGATGTCCGTGAGGTCCACGTTAGACACGTAGCATATAAGTATACGATCGTAACCCTCCGGCACGTCGTCGAAGGTGAGGGTGTTGTCCCTGTAATCGAACTGGTAACCGTTCTTGCTAACTAGAAAAGAGTTGTGACGGCACGGCAGCATGCACTCGGCTGACTTCATACCGTTGAGGTCTACCCCCTTCACGATCTCGTAGTCGTTGTTGTCGATCACCGTTTCTTCATCGTTCGTCAGGATGTTCTGGGCGGCGTACACGTCATCGTTCTTGAGCATGTACGAGTACCACGTGTTGATGTTGTCGTTGTAGAGGGCGGGAATCTTGTACCCGTCATGCAGGAAGTAGATGGCTATGTAGTCGATGAAGTCGTTGGGCATCCTGAACTTTCCCACCGCGTTCATCTCCCCCTCCGCCTCCTTGTATTGCTTGTCACCCACGTATCGCAGTTCCTCGACCGCTCTCTGGGCGTGTTTTATGACCAGTTCCCTGCTGACACCGTGAACGTAACTGTCCGGGTCAGTGGCGTCTATTAACACCGAGTCGATAATGTCTGTTAGTTTAACGTTCATAGGGCGTTATCTTTTTGAAATTCGTTAGCTTGATCCTGCGCCATCACCTGTATAACTTCAGCCTCCCGCAAGTGGACGCCGAAGCATAACGCTATCTCCACCACGAGGACGTTAAAGAAGTGTCTCGTCAGCGTGAAGTCTTGATACCTCTTGTCTGAAGGGTTGAACACCGGTTTCCCCTCCACCGCCACGTAAGTCCACCGTGGCACCGGTGGTATCTTGTAATAATGCACCTCTATGGAAGTGCTGTCCGGCAACACCTGTATACCGTCTTCCGATACCGAGTAATTAGGGTACGTGTCGGAAGGCCTGTTGTACCTAGAGTTACCTATCATTCTTAGCCGTGCCACGTCTATCAAGGTGGCCTCTTTCCCCTCCCTGTACACGGCGTTTAACTTCTCGGTAGGGGGGAAATGGAAGAAGGGGTCATCTTCCCCCTTCTCCAAATCTTCCACAACGGCGAGCTTGTACAAGGTACTTTCAAGAATGTCTTTCGGTATTGCCGAGTATCCTTGCTTGTCCCTGTTATACTTCATTCTCAACCTGTTAGGTATCTCTGAATATATCTTTGACTGGGCTAGCCCGCAAACGGAGTTAAACTCGTCTGGAGTTATGACCCCGTACCCGTTCTTGTTGAGTAGCACGTTGACTACCTTGTACACCTCGTCTATCATTTGTTCTAAGCGTTTAACTTGGTTATAATCTTGTCGTAAGTGGCCCCTCCTTCCTCGGTTGTCATGGCCCACTCGGCGAACTCGGATATGATGTTAAGACCCGGGGCGCAAGTGTAAATAACGCCACCGCTAGTCCAGCTCAATTCCGTCTTTCTAGTGTTCATCTTCAAGATGTTCAACCTTATACCGGACTGAATCTTGAACTTGATCGTGTTTCTCTTGTCACCGAACATCTCGATGATTTCCCGGGGGTTAATCCCGTTCTTCATCTTGTCAAGAATACCGGCACGAAGGATGGTGGGATTCATCTCGGTGGTGACTCCCTTCAAGGTGGCGTAAACGGCCTGTAACACCTCGAAGTCTGATGTCTTGCAAAGCTCGATCACGGTACCCATGTCAGTCCACATGCTCTCCTCGATGGCGGCGTCAGCCTCCAAGTCCTCCACGTAGAACACCTTGTTCTTCCCGTAGAAAGGGTGTAGCATGAGGAACATCTGTAATCCCCTGTCTTCAGGGTAAACGGTCCAACGGTCTCCCGGGAAATCTACCCGTCTAAGTTCTACCGGTCCATCAATGTTCTGGTCATTCTCGATGGCGGTGGGGGATACCGGTGTGTAACGGAGGTTGAAAACGTAAGTCTCCCCGTTCTTGCCGGTGTACACGTGACGTGTCTTCGGTCTTAACGAGTGATTGTTACGCTCTCCTGTAAGCAGGAACGTTAAAGGCTTCTTCCCCAACCCTCTCTTCTCTAGGTCGGCGATAATTTGCCCTTTAGCCTCTTCTTCCGTGATTCTCTTTGTTTCTTTTACTGTTGCCATATTCGATTAAAGGCACTTACGCTTTCACGTATTGACGCTTCACGGGAACGCTACTTTTTAGGTCAATCTCTTGACGGTCATCCATAGTTGGAACCTCCACGTCCGAACCCCGTTGTGCCAACGGTTTTTTGTTAATTAAATTCAGATTCAAATAAAATGGGGGAGGGGTTATTATTCCCTTCCCCCGAGGTTTAATATTTAAGGTCAATTAAGCCTAGGCTGACACGCCCTCGAAGATTGCCCATTTCTTCAATCCAACGCAACGCAATCCCCATTCAGACAACCAGTCGATACCGAACACGTCCCAAGTATTGGTAGCGTCAGGCACGTTCTGTGACCCGTGGAAAGTGGTTACAAGCTCGCGGCTGTATCCCGGCATTCCCTTGTACAACTTGGTCAAGTACGGGGCGTTGATCGTGCTGTTCTGACCGCTCAAGTCACCGTTGTAACCGGTGGTGATAGAAGCACGTCCAAGCGGTACCATGATACCGTGAATCTGGTTCTCGGCGGCGAAGTTATCCGGGTTCAAAACGGTCGGGTCTTTCAACATTTTCCAAGTGGTCTTGTAGAACTCGTACCCACCCATCTTGAAGGCGTCGAACCCGAAATCAAGCATTCGTTGCTTGTTATCGAAGTAACCCCATGTAGCGGAACCAGCACCGCCAACTTTAGCGAGCCAGTTGTCGATTGACAACGATGCCTCGGTAGACAAGTACAACAAGTTGTAAGTCTCGCCGTTAACCTTGTCAAGACGCTTGATGATTGATTCGATGTCAGCAGTCCCGGAGATGTTACCCTCGAAGCTGTTACCACCGTTTCTGATCTGGTCAAACACTCCCTCGATACCACGGTACCCGGCAGTTTTAGCGGTAGAATCATCGGCAACCTTCTTGCCAACGAACGCTTGAATCTCCATTTGATCCAACATTCTCTCTCTAGCCTCTTCTACCTCAGCGTTGAACCAGAAAATGTTTCCATCCGGTGTTTTCAACCAAGTGGCATCACACATGTCGGAACCGTTGATCTCGAACATGTCTTTCCCGATGATAAGGGAAGTGCTACCAATTTCGACCTCACGGGTCAAGGCACGGGTCATACCCGGCGTTCCTTTCTGGAACTCGTAACCGGCAGCCATGATGGTCAACCCGCTAGTCCCAACGGTCCAGTCAGAACCATCATAAGTTTTAGCGGTGAACGTTCCAGCATCGTAATCGTCCGGCACGCAGATACCGTAATTAACTTTCTTCCCTGCCTTGTCAATAACCATGAAGTTCTCGTTGGGGCGGATGGTGTGAGCGGCGTAAGTGAACACGTCACCGGCACGGGTAACGCCTTCCAACAATTTACGTCTACGTCCCGTCATCCCGAAGAACTGGGTATCGGCGGAGATCATCTCCTTTTGAGCGTATTTATCAAGGAACCCACGGATAGTCTGGTTCCCGTATTGATCAATAATCGTGTCCTTCAATGAAGGATAGAACTTTGTAGTGAAGTCATAAAGACTCATGTAGTTACCCGAAATCGCTTGAACTTTGATGTTCGGGTCAAGGTAAAAACTACTAGGTACGTTTACTAACATAATAATTATCTTATAAAGTTATTGTCCTTCAGGAACCTACGGAACTCTTCCTCCGATGCACCCTTGACTTCTCCTAGCTTGGATACATCTTGGGTGGCGTTGGATTTCTTCCTCATTTCCTCCTCGACAGTATTCGCTTTCACCGCCTTGGCGTGTTCTTCCAGTATCTTCGGCAATTCCATCCCGGCGGTGATAACTCTTACCAAGTTGCCATAATTGAAGGTACCGTCCTCGTTCTTGAAAGTTCCTAGCAGGGAGTCGATCCCGTCAAACACTTTATCGTATCTTGACTTGTCACGAATCTCGTAGCTGAAACCATCAATCTCGATCTTATCAAGACTTGACAAGGCTCCTTTCGCCCCCCTCACCCATTCTTCCTTGCCCTTGTCAAGATTCTCCTCCACGCGCTTTAGAGGAGTCTTGTATTGCTCTTTCTGGGAGTTAAAATACTTTATAGCTTCCTCGGCCTTTGTCTTCAAGCTAACCAGCTTTGACCTGTTTTTACGGTCAATTGCCTTTTTCTCGTCATCTAGCATGTCCTCGGTCACCTCCTCGGTCTGGAAGTAGTCTTCATACATGACTTCAATATCCTCCTTGTCTAGCGACGGGTATTGAGTCTTCAGGTACTCCTTGACAACTTTCTCGTTAGGCTCGTTGTCCCAGTCTTTCTGTACCTTGAAGTAATCGTCAACTCCCCTCCCGGTTTCCCGGACGAACTTGTCGATGTTAGCCACGTCAGGACTGGCGTAATCAACGGGTTTCTCAACCTCTTTTTCCACCTCTCGAACCTCTACCAGATCATCCCACGTCTTCACTTCCTTACCTACCTTACCGGCTAGGTATCCCAGAATCTTGTCTTCCGGTATCTTCGAGAAATCTATTTCCTGAACATTTTCATCTTTAACGCCTTCCACCTTGTCAGGGGTGGGGGCTTTTGCCGGTTCTTCAACTTTCGCTGTCGGTTCATTCTCCACCTCCTTGACGGCAGGGGTCTGTTCTCCCGGCTTAAAAGTTATGTCCTTCAGTATTTCATCTAACTTTCCCATTCGATTTGATTTAAATTGTTATACAAATATATAGAGAAAATCTATAACAACAAAGCGTTAACCGATTTTCTACGTTTCTTTTATCTTGATCCCGTGTACTTTAAGCATCAGCTTGCGCTTTATCTTGTAAACGTCAGTTCGGAATCCCTTGGTGTCTTCCACCACGGTTTCCCCCGTCTCGACGTCGGTGTATACGAAATCTGCCACGTACTTGCAGGCAAGCTCCACGCAATGCCTGTTCTTCCCCTCCCCCTCGAACTGTGCCGGTATCAACGTGTACGTTACTTGTTCTTGCAAGTCCTTTATCTTGCCGGCCTTTTCCAGTAGCTTGAGGGTGGCGGCACGGGCGGCCTCCTTCTTCGAGGCGTGACCACCCGACTTGACGTTCCCGTATTTAGATTTCCCTCTCATCCCCTTGCCCTCCTGTCTCCTTCCGTGCCATTCTTCCTACCACGATTGGCGGAAGATGACGTGTACCTTCTCGTGGCGTGATCGTAGTCCTTGCCGGCACGAGACGCCTTCCCGTGCTTCTTGTCATGTTCACGGTTACGCTGGCTAAGCTCGGCCCGTTTCTTCCTTTGCTCCGGGCGACGGTTAACCTCCGTGTCCGTTTTCTTTTTTTTCTCTCTAGCTTCCGGGTGATCCCGGTAATACTTGGCGGACCTAGATAGTTCCGACCTGTCCTTCTTCGGTGGTGCCATTTGTATAGTTTTGAGTTTGGTTAACTTCTTCCATTGATGGAATCTCGACGGGTGGTGCCGCTTGAACGTCCTGCATGGCGTTCATGCTCTCGAAAGGTATGGTTGCCCCTCCCCTCTGTCTCTGGTTTATCATGGCGCTCTGTTGCTGCGCTTGCTTGTAGGTTCGGGCGTCCTTGGCCTGTTCCTTGTACTGGTTGGATTCGGCAGTTACCCGTGCTTGCAACCCTAGTTCCTCCATCCTCAACTGGTGCTTGACACGTTCCAGAATGATCTCTCCCTCCACCTTCTTCTCGTTTATCTGGATTTCTGATTGCGTCTTGAATTGCAATTCCTGACCCTTGGCTTGAATCTCAATCATCAGGGACTGCTGTTTCTGTTGTTCCACGGCCACTTGAGCCTGAGCTTGCATCTGGGTCTTCATCGCCTCCATCTCCTTCTGTTTCCTGTACGCCTCGTCCTCCCGTTTCTTCATGACAACCTTCAAGTACCTTGACGCCATCTTCACGTTGTCGATAGAAAGTATGTCCATCCTGTCCGAGAGGGTGATCTGCCCGGCTTGAACGGCGGCTAGGATCACTTGATCCAGCTTGGCTCTCTCCTCGGCATCAGGAGCCACGTCAACGATCACGTCTAGGTTATACTTGTACAACGTCTTGTAGTCATCTATGACGTCATCTTCCATCAGGTAAGACATCACGTCATCCGAGAACGACTCCTTGTACATTGACATCTGTTGCGCCCTGTTAAGCGTGACCTCTCCTATCCCCTTCTTCATGTTCATCAACCCCTCGAAAATATGCTTGGTTGCGGTATTGCTCATGTTAAGCGCCATCTGCTGCGTGCCAACCAGCGCCCCGTTAAGGGGAGCCGAACCGTCACGTACCCTGTTAACACCGGTAACCTCGTAACACATGTTCATGTTCTGGTTATAAGCGTTGATAAGCTGCATGAGCTTCTGCCCGTCAGAAGTGGGGATGTTACGCAAGATGTTTCCCTGCAATATCTGGTCATCGTCATAAGCCGTACCCTTGTACAACAAGGCTCCCGTCTGGTACATCATGTCAAGAACGTCGGAGGGGGTGAGCTTGGCACCGGTACCGATGTCTATGTTCATCAAGGCGTCCACGTTGATCTCGAACATGTCAGGCTTCATCTTGGAAATCAAGTGTCTAAGTTTCAATACTATAAGGTGTATGTCCTCGGCGTAAGACTTCAAGTTCTCCACGATAGAAGGAACCGTTAGCTCGTACATGATGTACGGTGGCATTACCGTGTTAGCGTTATTCACCGGCCTGATCATGTCACGCATCATGTGGTAATTGAACACGAGGTTCATGCCAAGCACGTAGTACCCCTCGAACCACACGTCGTATTTCCCTTTTATCATCCTAGAAGATGATTCTTTCGGCAGGACGTAATCCCTGTCCTTCGGTATAAGGTTGTTGCGTTTGCGCTTGAACACCTCGTCCATCGTGGTCTTGAACGTGAAGTACATCACGGTGAACAAGTCGTCCTCGTTAGCCACCTCGTCAGGCTTAAACCTTCTATCTCCCACCCCCCTAGCCAGTTGACTGTACGATACCTCTCCACGGCTCTTTCTCACGATCTCGCCGGCTGTCATCTCCATCATCTCGGCGAAGTAATAACATCCCTTCTTGTCACGGGTGTAGAGGGGGTCGTACGAGTGAAGAAGGTTCTTGCAGTCCACCCTTCTCATGATGACACCGTAGTTCGGGTCTGCCTCCACCCGCACGGCGGCCTCTCCTATCGTTACCAAGTCCTCGGCGATCCTGTTTTGAACCTCCCTGAAATAATTCAAGTCAAACGCCCTGTTAATGATGATTTCCGAGGCTATCTCTTTTTTCTGCCTGTATTCCAGTTGCATGTGAAGGTCCAGCTCTTCCTTGGAATCCGGCACGTAATCCGGCACGAAGTTGATACCGGTGGCTATCGTCATCTCTTGGGTGAAATCCTTGGTTAGCATCTCGGTTTCAAGTCTCTTTCGATACATGTTCCGCTCTTCCCTTGACATGATGTCCACGCCCTTGGTCTTTATCTTGAACATGTCGGCGGGGAAACTGTCCTTCACCACGTTAACGAACTTTGGAACCACGGACGTGAACTCCCAGTTGAGCGACAGGTAAGCCTGATCTTTCGGGATGTTAAGCATGTTCTTGAACCGGTCAATATCCACCTCGTTATCTCGAAGCGATTCCAGTTCCTCGAACTTCTTCTTCCTGCTGGCGTAATCGTTGCCCGTGATCCACTCGAACTCTATGTACCGGGCGTATTCTAACCCGTAATCCTTGCTTTCCTTCTCCTCGTTGGAAGCCTCCCTGTTCGGGATCGTGACGTTTCTTCTTTGTTTATCCATTTTTTAACTTTCCATAAGTTCCAACATTCTCGTATATCCTGAACATGGGTCTCGCTGGCACCGGTTCAATCGCTTCCACCTTGCGTCTCTTCTTGCGAGTGCATCCTATGAGAGCGTAGGCTGACGATATGGAGGCGTCACGTTTCGTCCTGTTCTTGTCATCGAAAGCCAGCCAGTCTTCTAGCGTGGCGTTAAAATACATCTCGGAGCTACCAACGTTGTTCTCCACGAACGACTCGATGGCTGCGTTTATCATCTGCGACACGTTCTCGGACGTGGAAGGCATACCACCCCTCACCCTCTCGTCTTCGGACAGCTTGTCCCGTTCCTTGTCCGTTCTTGTCATGGAGAACTTCCTGTAACCCCTGCGATACATCTCGTCTATGAGGTTGTTGACGTTATTCTCTATGAGGGCGGGCATCCCGTAGAACACCATCGCCTTGATGGCGTCCTCGAAGAATATCTCCTTGGAATCCGGCCTGTTTATGTATTCTAGGAAGAAGTTGAAGTTGGGCGCCCCGGAAGAATTCACGCCAGAGAACCCGTGTATCGCTCCCTTTGATCCCTTCCCGTCCACGGTCTTGTTAACACGGTACGGGTCTATCCCGAAGTTACCTATGTGCCTGTTAAGCGGCAACCACAACCCGTTCTCGAATTTCACGTTATTCTTGAGACCTTCATCGGGTATCCAGCTAACTAGAAACCGTCCATCCGGCTTGTCGATGAAGATGACGTGTCCACTATCCGCGACCCCTTGGTACCACTCGAAGTTCCCCCTCCGAAGATGAGTTCCATCCATGTTATCGTTGTGCTTTATCTGGGCCAGTATGTTGGCTTGATTGAACATGCACATGTTAAGGGCTAGCTTGAACCCGTCCTCCTCGGTGCGGGGGTTCTTCCTGTGTTCCTCTAGCAATTGCTTCGGGTTATTCTTTAAAGCCTCGTCCACGTTGCTCAAGTACGTCTTGACGCCTATCGACATGTTCTCCCCGTCCATCGTCCTCACCGGTGATTTAGGGTCCTCGACTATCATGTTCCCGTACTTGTCAATGAACCCCTCGTAATGCTCGAAACAGCTTATGAATATCTTGTACAGGTTGGTAACAGTCTGCCCGTTCCCGTCACGTTTTCTCGGATCGGAGTTGTAGTACAAGTACTTGTACCTGTCTCCAGCCAAGGCCTCGGGATCGTTGGCGTCCTTCCCCGTCATGAACTCCACGGTGGAGATCAAGATAGCCTTCCCGGTAATACGACGACCTTTAGTGAGACATTTTCTCACCATCGTGAAGTGAGTTAACGTGTTACCGTTCTGCTTCTTCCACTTGCTGAACTCGTCACCGAAGTAGAAAAGCAAAGCCTCGCCGTCGTAACTTGACTCGTTGGTGGGGCGGAAGTTTATGCGGGTGTTCAACGCCACGTCCACGATTTCCTTCTCCTGTCCCGCCTTCTTTAGCTTGTTACCCGGCTGGGCGAATTCAAGTTCAGACTTGGATTTCTCGTCCATGCACATCGGCTTGAAGTAGAACGGGAGGTGGGAGAACATGGTGGTTAACCTCACGAAGTTGGACTTGGCATCGGTATCCGTCTTGGAAGTCATCCCGGTCAGCTTGTTTCTTTGCTCTATCGTCTTGCAAAGTATGAACGCCATGATACAGTCCGTTGCCCCGAAACGACGAATCTTTTCAAGGATAATACCGAGGCACCGGTTATCCCTGTACATCGCTTCAAGAAACAGGAACAACTTCCTCTGGGCGGCGGAGTAGTAGTAATACCCCCCGTCCGCTCCCGTGTAGCAATGGGTCATCATGAACCAGTGCGCGCCGGTTATGTACGTTGCCACCCCGTTGTTCATGAACCAGTACCCGTTCCGTTTCTTCATGTACTCGGAATCTATGTAATCCTCGTGTTTCTTGGCAGTCCGGGAAGTCAGTTCTCTTGGAGGTGCTTGCCTGCGCCAGAACTGGTCTTGCCTGAACCTCTTCCCCCAGTCAATATCCGCCTTGAGAGGTTTCTTGGGGAGGGCTATCCTTATATCGTTTATCTCGATGATCTCCCCCACCGTGCCTTCCGGGTCTATCACCACGGCATCAATGTCGGCACGATACCCTGACCTGTCCTTCATCTTGGCGAACTTGTCAGCGTATTTCTCGGCGTACCCTCCCTTGTAATCGCTCTCTTCAAGCATGATGTCTTCCTCTTCCAGCTTGCTCTTCACGTCATGAACGATATCCTCTATCTCCATCACGTCGTTGAATGCTACTAGCTTGGTGTCTATCATGGTGGATATGCTATCGGCATCGTTACCGATAACGTCATTACTCATCACGACGTCTTCCAAGCCGGAGTAGAGGGATTCCACCACCCCTTGGCTGGATTCTACTATCTTGTCTAGCGTCGCTCGAACCCACTTCTCCTGTTTCCTGTCATGATTCAGGATGGAACCAAGCATGTTCTTGCAGCTAGTTATCGCTTTCTTCTTTAATTTAATGGCGTTCTTGACGGTGGTTTCCTTCTCCATAACTGCCGTGTCAATACCCGCCGTGATAACCTTCATCAGTTCTCCCACGGCGATCTTGCACGATTGTATGAATCTATCTTCACTCATCTCGTAAATCTCCTATTATCCAAGGTGTTTTCATCCTGTACAGCACCCGGTCATCTATCTTGAACTCGTACTCCGAGTCAAGGTTGAACACGACGGGTGTACCATCGTTTACCCCTTGTTCTCGTAACGAGTCGTTAGAGTATACCATGATCCCGTGCTGCTTCTTGTACTTGTCAGCGTTCGCTATCTCGAAGCTACCCTCCTTGAACTTGTCGTTGGGGACGGGGGACACGTAGCACCACGGGTCAATCGCTAGATGATCCTCCCCCCTCTTCACGAGGTACACGAACTCCACCGGGATGATGAACATGTCATCGAATAGCTCGTTACTGCTACCCACCTTCCCGTCCACGTACTCCACGCTACGGCGCTTAACCATGTTGTGATGGAAGTAAGCGATGTCCCCGGGCTTTATTCTAGGATCGGATGACGTTACCACCTCCCCGTGTCTCACGACGTATGTCATGTCATCTATCGTGTTGTTCACGTAAAACTTGGTTCCACCGGGGGCGGTTATGGTAGTCTCGTACGTCTCGGGGACGTGAACGATCACCCCGTTAATCCCTTTCAAGTTCCTTTTCATAATCGCTCACGTCAATGGTTAAACTCCCGTCATCGTGACGGTATATCTCTTTCCACACCACCGCCTCGTTGCCGTCCTTCTCCCGGACGTGTATGGTTATCTTGTCACGGTTTTTAAGGCGCTCCTTCTTGATCGAGTGTATGATCATGCTCGTTAAACCCCCACCCCGTGACGTGAACGACAGCGATTGTCCCACCCGGAAGCATAATTTCCTGCCGTTATCCATGTAGCTAAATTCTCTCAATTCCATCTCAATTCTTAGGTACTTGTATTTATATTGACGCTTCACTGGAACGCTACTTTTTAGGTCTATATCTTGACGGTCATCCATAGTTAGTACCTCCACGTCCGAACCCCGGTGTACCACCGGTTTTTATTAAACATTCTTATTTACTTATTAAAATTCCACCCGCTAATCCTGCCAATCCCCACACCCACCATTTCTCGTACCACCGGTCCCTCTCCTTTATGACGAGGGGTTGAATGGCGGTGGTGGTAACGTACGGGTTCTCGTTGACCACCCTCACGAGGTACTCGGTGCTACCCATGAACTTCTTCCTCTTGCCGGAAACCAAATACTGGGAGGCGTACACCTCGAAGTTGTCGAAGTGAATTCCATCTTCCATCACCGTTCCGGAGACGTACCTGTACTTGTTCCTGTCATGGAAGGGTATGTACACGTTCCTGTAAACGGTATCAAATTTTATCGTTCCGGTATCCCTGTACACGGTGTTCACCTTGACGATAAACTCCGGCTTCATCCCCTTGATCAACTGTTTCAGGGAATCGTTCTCCTCTAGCACCTTGCTGGAAACCGATAACATGGATAGCTTCTCCGCCACCTCCCGGTTATACCGGTCCTTGTAAAGCCTGATGGTATCCTCCATCGCCTTGGCGTTATACACGTCTCTCCCCGCTTCTCGATCACGATTCACGGAGTTCAACGTGATAAACACCACTAGCACGGTAGCTATCCACGCTATCAATATTTTCCAGTTATTCTTCATCGATTTCTTCTATAACAGCTATTATCTCCTTGTCATGTATGGCAACGAACTCGTCGTCACCTAGGAAGAACGGCGTGCCGGTACGGGAGGGGTGCAACACGATGTCTCCCGCCTTCACGTCATCCCTGCCCTCGTTCATGGCGACAACCTCGCTCTTCCGTGTTATCTCGTTTCTCGTCTCCGGGATGAATATACTCCCCACCTTTCGCATCTCTTGCTCTGTCTTCTTGATGATCACGTAATCGTTGATCGGCCTGATTCTTTTCATTTCAATTCAATTTTAATTATTATTCTGTTTTTCAATAAGTTTAAGTATAAGCTCGTATTTAGACTTGTCCGATTCCCTCCAATCCTCAATATTCTTCCGGAGGGCGTCCATCTCCAGTTTTATGGTGCGTTCTAAACTCTTGAACTCGGCGTTATGGACTTCCCTCAAGTTCAACAACTCCTTCCTGATCTCGTTATCCTTGAAGTCCACGTACTCCTTGGTCGGCTTGTTGAAACTAGTCGCCATAGCTGTCGTTACCACTAGTGCTACCGCCCCCATCACCGCCTTGGCAACGTTGCCTGTCACGTCGTCTATCCAGTTGCTCATTTTCAGAAAATAGTTTAGTTATGGCCTTCGCCATGATTAATAACGCCCCTATGATGAAGTTAAGCCATATTTTCCAAGTGTCAGAGAACGGGGATGTGGTTATCAACCCCTGCCACATGGGAAGGGTGTAGACGCACGTGTCGCCTATCATCTTTATTTTCCGTGGGGTGGGTTTCTTCCAGTTCTTGACACTAGCTTGCATGACTAACTCCTTTCTTCTATAATTTCCCAGAACACTTCATCACCATCCTTGATAAACTTCTCGACTAGAGCCTGTATGTCCCTGTCGGCACGACCCTGTATCGTTCTCTCCCCGGTACGGTTGTAAGCGACTAGAGGGCATCCATCGGTATCATCCACGTCGTTGCCACCGTGAACCCTTATGCCGGAGAATTTCATCCCGTTAACGTCAACGGTTTGTCCCGGAGTGTTGTATAACAAGATCATGTCTCTCTCGTACTTCGGGCTGTAAGTGATGGCAACATTGTACTTGTGGGCGGGGATGGCCGTCTTGCCGGGTATCTTCACGTCTCTCACGGCGTCTTCAAGCACCCAGCAGAAGTCCTCGCCTTCAATCTCGATCCTGCCTACCGTGGCATCGTCGAAGAACTCTTTCCTGATATGTTTAATAACGTGTTCCATATCACAAATATACAAATTAAATCTTTCCGTAGTATCTAAAAAAGGCACCGAAAGGCCTAGTTCTCAAGTAATCCATGTTATCACGGTTCTCTTTAGCCTCCATCTCCATCGCCGAGGCGTAGTAAGCCTTGCTGTTGGATTCTCCAACCTCTTTCCCGTTGTCTTTTATAACGTGGTAAATGAACGATATTAACCACTCGACGAGGTACATGATGTAGTACAACGTGAAAGGCAAGAGGAACGGCAAGAACGCGTACCAGTGGTAGGGGGCGCTGAAAAGAAAACTAGCGAAATAAGCGATTATCATACCCATCGTGAAACAATCTTTCCATTGACGAACGTGAATACGTTCCTCGTTAATGGCGTAATCAGGCAACTGCCCTTCTTTCATTTTCGTTAATATGAAAGGGCCTAGCGTTATGGTTGAATACCCCTTGAAAAGTATCAACCTCGCCAACCAGTTGTTGTAGTAAATTTTTGTCATGTACATAATAATTAAATAATTAAGCCTTTATCGTAGCACCGAATGTTTGAGTAACCCCTTGAAATGTAAAGGTAAAAGTTGCATCAACATTCGGTGGAATTAAATTTAGATTGAGTGGAATATAACAACCACTCCCATCAAGATTATTAACAATATTTTTATGCCAATCACCCAATGCAATCGGAATATTAATACCATTTATGGTTCCCGTGGCCACTAAATCGTACCCCCCCAAATCATCAGTAACACCCACGTCTTTTGACATGGACCTACTTAAATATAAGCACGAGCTATTCGCTTTACTTATTGTTAACTTGTTCGTTGTAGACGCTTCAACCATGTTAGGAACTATCTTGTTTATCGTTGTTCCAGTACCACCGGTACACACGTAAGGTTTGATACTACCCCACGAATCTATTGATGTCGATTTAGACGAGCTTACGATCATATTCCCCTTGTACACCCTGTGCAATAATTGAAGCTCCATCCCGGCAAGCGCCCTGTTAAAATACGAGTACTCTTGCAAGCAACCGTTCCACCAGTCAAGGGGTTCTGTCGTGTTGTGGAAAGCCCTACCAAGCCATATGTTCCCATCCCACCCCATCACGCCAGTACTACCGTAATCGACAGGTCCATTAAGGGGATGGTCAGAAGGGGACATTAAGCCGTATTTTTTACCGTTTAAATAAAAGTCAAAAGTTTTTGAAGGCCAGTCGAACACGACTATCAAATGATTCCAACCGTCTACTATCCAGTTTGTAACCGTGGCTTTACATACTTGATTTGACGCTCCATTGTACACTTGGAACCTCATCACTTTATCCATGGGGGTTCCCGGGGAATCAAGACCCATAGCGTATCCAAGACCCAGCGTTCCATTACCATCTATAACACCACCCATGATTCCATCATAAGTCGTGTTAGCTTCCGCGCGACTATACGCGCACACGGATATGGTGAATGATCGCGTTCCCTTTACCACGTCCGGTAAACGAAGGGCTACCCCCCCACCAGACAAGTCCAAGCAGGGGGAACCGTTAAACCCGATCATGTAATAAGATATATTCCCCGCGTGATCAACCGGGTTATTACCGTTCCCGGAGTAATCATCAATGTCTCCACCTAACGGGAGGTATACCGTGGGTTTCAATTTTAGAATAGTGCTTATACCTGCCACTGGCCATATTTTCTTGCCGTTTAACCACGCTTCTTGTAATTTCTTGCCGTTCAAGGCTCCATCCACGAGCTTTCCTACTTTTCCTAGTTCTATTGCCATACTACGCGAATTTAAGATACAACCTGCCTGTAACCTGTGACGATTCTCCCGGTATCGTGTCCACAACCTGAACCGACGTTACCATGTTAGCTGCCGACACCGTCTCGATACAATTACTCAACTTGGTATACTGGGACGATGACATCAACCCGTTAGAACTTGATGAAGCTAGCCCGTACGTAGTGTTCGTTGATGTTATGGTAATGTTGCCTGAAGCGTCACTTGATATAGAAGTGGCCCCGGCTCCAATGAACCTAACCTGATTACGATACGTGTTATCGTCCGTCACCTTCAAGTAAGGGTTAGAAGCAGCCGCGTTAGCCGCAGTTCCTGACGCACCGGCGTACAATCTAGTCGTGTAATGAGTGTTCGTGTCGGTGTCTGTCCAAGGAACGGAAACGTACATCTGTCCAGAAGAGTTCAATTGAACAGCATAGTTCTTGGCCGCTAGACCAGTCGCCCCGATCTTGACAAGACCGTAAGTTGATGAAGTGGCGGCACTGTAAGTGGAGTTAGTATCCGTCCACGGTACCGCCACGTACATTTGACCGCTAGAATTAAGCTGTACAGCGTAGTTCTTAGCCGCCAAACCGGTAGCACCTATCTTCACTAAACCTAGTGTTGAAGATGTAGCTTGCGAGTAGGTGGTGTTGGTGGTGGGGGGGGTGTACCCTAAAGCTGTCGTAACCATTGACTTGGTGATACTAGTCAAGAAACCGCTATCATTAGTCAGGTGACTGGTCTTGGTCGGTATGTTCACGGTTGCGGCTGCGGAGGTGGGGGTAAACGTCTTGGCAGCGAAAGCACCAGCAGCGAAAGTCAAGGCGTATATAGTTTGATGTGATTTCAAGTATCCTTGAGACGTGACCCAAGACTGCGTGGCGTACCCTGACAGATCGGTGGAGGTGAGTAGTTTTGTTAATGTATTAGTAGAAGTACCAAAATAAGCACCATTACTTTTAACACAAATAATACTACTGTCTGAATTTTGCATATAAACACCAGTAGATGTAGTGTATCCAAAATAACCTTTAGAAGTTCCTCCTATTCTAAAAGCTTGACTTACTTCTGTTGCAGAAGCATTTGTATTATTTATATTAATTGGTTGAGAACCATTCGCTCCAACGGATAATCCGTCCGTTATTGTTCCCCCAGTTAACGGTAGATATTTAGCAAGGTCCCTTTTTTGTACAATATTTGATACATTTAATGAATTTTCTCCATTTCCTCCATATAGAAATACAATATCAATAATGGCTTTACTATTACCACCGTTTCCCATATATATAACATTATCAGGACCAACCCACATGATTTCTCTAGTAATGCCATCTTTATCTTTTGCAGAGTAACCTTGATTATTAGCCATTACAGGTCTTCCATTAGCATCAAATGATAAACAGCCTTTACCTGCTAAAGGATAAAAAGTATTGGTTGCCCAATTTTTGGTAGCCATCGGGTACTCGTTTATCGTTACCGCCTCCCCCGCCGTGTACGCTTTATTGGCACCAACTCCCAATATTAAATTACCATCTGTAATCTTCAAGTAGGTGGGGATTCCTGATGCGGCTCTAGGCACATTATAGCCTAATGAACCGATATTTGGGTTCACGAATTTATACAGTATCAACGCCCCGGATGAATACTCCGATCCTAAACCGACATCCGACACTCCATCGCAATACAAACCGTATCCAAGTTGACCACCAGTGATATTTCGGGTGTAACCGACCAGCATACTGTCATTCGATTGGATTCTTCCCGATGCGAATATTCCGTTAGTAGGTACCTTTACCGCATCCGCACCGTAATTACTGGAAACAAGCAAGTCACCTATCTCTATCCCTCGTGCTGATCCTGAAATGGTGGCTGCTATCTTGTTATTCGTGTCCAGTCTGAAATCAACACCCGTATCACCGAACATATACCTTTTAGAGTATATGGTGTGTATTGTTGCGTAACCAAATGCCCAGTCCTTGGTACCAAGGTATGAGGTGCCACCCGAATCAAGAGTTACTTGAGTGTTAGGCAATAACCCTTGAGTTGGTGTTCTAAGCCAATTGTAAGTAGTTCCATCTATTCTGGCGATAGATGGATACGTGTTTTTGTCCATCACTAATGAAGCCACGTTCTCATCGGCGGTCAATACCCTCTTCCAGTTTGATGAATCTCCGAATCCCTTGTTATTCCTAGTACGGAAGTACATGTAACGTGTCCCGTTTTCAACATCATGATTAATGTCAAAGAATAATTGTGGATTTAGACTTTGGGCATCAGCTTGCCCACTATTCCACAATTGCCATACAGAGCCATATGATGCATTGGTGGGGGAATTTAGTAGATAATTTGGTGCCGTGTAATTATATATTGTTTTAGGTTTATTAGCACCATTCAGGACAGTATTAAGGTCTAAACCTTTTGAAATTGTAAGTCCAACGAACCCGTAAGTCCACTTGGATGTAGTAGGCAAGTATTGAGAGTAATTTGACTCGTCAAGTATCTTGTAATCAGTTGATCCCTTTTTATGAATCAAGTCCACGTTGCCGCTCCTTATCTTGGTGGTTCCTACTGAACGTCCAAAATTAACCAAATCCGAAGCTTGAGACCAAACAAGCGAGCTTCCATTTAGGTCATCTAACGACCACACCAATGGGACTTGCATATTTGTCGGTGCGAATATGTATTGGGCATTAGTATAATTTACATCTCCAATCCCGATCCAAGCGTAATTAGCAGTATCACCATTACCATAACCCCCGAACATGATTCTTGATGTTACAGCACTATTATTTGACCATATAAGATAACGTTCCCACGGACTACTATTGGACATGTTTATTGACAGTGATCCTAGATTCGTTACCTCGAACGGACCCACGTTAAACTGCCCGGCGGTGAAGGTGTTTTGAGCGGTGAAGGTGTTAGCCTCGCTCTTCTTGGCCATGTCAGACACGTCTGGTATGTCAGAGGTTGAGGCGGGGGTGGGGAGGTTGCTGGCGTCCCATACCTTATAATTAGTACTATTCTTGGTATGAAATAAATCAGTGTCATCTCCTCTAAGGTAGAGGGGGGTGGAAATTCTTCCGAATATTGATGAATTAGAAGTTAAAGTAATCGCATCATTTTTACCATCAATAATTGACCATGATTCGGGTACAGTTAGTTTGTTTCTTCTGAATTTATACTGTGAATCATTAACGGTACCATCCCCAACAAGTATCCCAACAAAATCGGTGGTTGGTACGTTATTCGTGGTCACAGCCTTGACACCGAATCGAGCGACAACCACGTCATTGTCGGAAAATTCAAGACTTCGTATCCAACCCGTGGTACCATACGTTGATCTGGTCACCAAATTTCCAACCGCAGATACATACACTTCGGATTCTGACCCGGCAACAGAGAACTTACCTCCTACAAACGAATTCGTTCCAGTGAAAGCGTTATCCCCTGACTTGGTGGCGGGGTCGGGTAAATTCTTGATGTCCCACATCTTGTAACCAGCACCGTCTCTATAATGAATTATGTCAACGGAACTAGAAACTAGCATTAAAGGAAGACTCGTATTTCCCACCTCCACGTTATTGTTAGCGTTAACGGAAATCACGTTATAAGCCGTACCTCCAACGTTTTTAGCTTTCAGGAACACCGAGTTTGGCATGGTGATACTACCGGTCATTGTTCCCCCTGCCAACGGTAAGTAGTTCTTGAGAGATTCGGTAGTACCAGTATTAACGGCGTCTATGGCATCTGACACGGCCTTGACGGTGGGGGCGTAGTTCGTTTCCTTGCCGGTTAACACGCTCTTGAGGTCAGCTTGATACAATACCTCCGAGTTGTCAGAAGAACGGTAGAACGTGGTAGCCTTCAAGGTGGTATCCATCGTGGACGCACCATTCCCTATCGACAGGTAGTTGGATTTGTTCTCAAGGCGAAGATTCGTACCCGTGGTAGCTATCTTTCCAGTCGTGGATATGTTACCTTCAAAAAGGAACCAGTTAGCGCTAGAGACGAATCTCGATTCCACGGACCCGGTTGAAACCCTTAACCAGGCGTCACGGGTGTTAAACTCGATACCATCACTCCCCCCTTCCGTGATGTAAGTGTGATCGTAAGCGATGTACAACTTCTTACCGATAGGCAACTTGTTAGTCGTCACCACCTTCTTGTTATCGGCATCCCACGACAGGAACATACCATCAGTGAGGGTAGTGGGATCAACTGCGTACAATACCTCGGCATTGTCTGATGCACGATAAAAAGAAGGTGCTTTAACTCCACAAGAAGCGATTATAGTGTTTGGACTCCCCATCCTGTGACTATAATACGAGAAATAAGCATTCTTACCCCCCATGATAACATTTTTATCAAGGACGGTATTGATGAATGAAAATTTTTCTATATCAAGAATAAAATAGTTACTAGAACCACTATAATCTCCAAATATTATACCATTCGTGTTAGTTGAAATCAAGGAACACTTGACTTCATCACTTGTTACACCCGGTGTTAACGACAATATGTCATCACTGTCACTCATGGATAATTCCAACCCAACTCCCCCTAACTTCATTTTGAGGGCAACGTCGTAGATTTCCGGGCCATATTTGAAATCTAACGATTTGTTATACGGTATCACGTTAGTGGTCTTGAACGTCTTGGTGGCGGCGTCCCACGAGGCGAACATCCCGTCAATCATGTCCCCCACCGGCTGTCTAAGTGCCACGTCGAACATGTTACCTTCCTTCCCGATCTTGAACATCCCGTCCGACTCGTTGAACCCGAACATGAAGTTCTGTTCGGTACCACGGTCAACCTCTATACCGGCGAAACCAGCCGTTACACCTGCCCCGGTCTCTCCCTCGTTAATGAGGATCATGTTATCACGAACCTCGACCCTCTCCGCTTGAGTGATGAAAGTGTCACCCTCTTGAGTGACGTCACCCTTTATCACGAGGTTCTGCACGGTGAAGTTGGCGTAACCGGCGTCACCCTTGGTGCGGGTGGACAGTCCTCCACCTTCCGCCTTCAACATGGCTCCCGTGTTACCAGAATCTATGATGAACGTCTTGCTCGTGGTACCGGTATCGGTGTTCTGCTCGTGAGACAGGGCCTCTAGCGCATCGAGTCTATCATCCGTGGACCCTGACAGGTCTGTTATCTGTTGCTGCAAGTCTTCCTCGACGCCGGTCGCACGCTCGGTCTCCGCCGTTATGGCGTTCTGGAGGTTAGTGTCGGCGGTTTGCATCTCCTGCCGTATTTTCGCCTCTTCCGCCTTCGCCCTGTTCACCTCGGTGGTTATATCCGATGCGTTCTTCGCTATGGCGGCATCGTGAGCCTCGTCACGGGCGGTAGACCTTGCCACCTCCGATTCTATGGCGCTCTTGTTGGCGTTGACATCCACACGTAACCCCTTGAGCAAGGTGTCATGCTCGGCGTCTTTAGCCGTTGACCTGTCGATCTCGGCGTCCAGCTTGTCACTGGTTGAATCCACGTCATCACGCAAACCAGCGAGCAATTCATCGTGTTCATTGTCCTTCGCCACGGACCTGTTGATCTCTTGATTCAACATCTCGTTGGTGGAGGTGAGGTCTTGACGGAGGTTGGCTATCTGCTCGTCATGTTGCTCGTCCTTTCCCGTGGAACGGTTGATCTCACGACGCAACTCTTCCTCTATCCTTCTCACGTTAACGTACGTGGCGTTCAGGGAACTAACCAAGTTGGTATTGTCCCACGTGTCAAGAAGATTCATGTCCCCGATAACCTTGAACATCATGTCACCGGTAACGAACTTTTTACTTCCCTCCTCGATGGGACCGGATAAATTCTTTATTATTAAATCAAACGTGATCGTGTTCGGTCTAGCTTCAAGGTCGGCGCCCGCTTGTATCATAAACAAGTCGGAGTCAGCCAGCGTGCTGACCAACTCCATGTCTTGCGTGAACCTTATCTGCTTGACTTCCCCGATCACCGGGACCTCCGGTAACTCCGATGAATCCACGTTCTCTAGGGTAATCTTCTTTGACATTTTTTCTAGTTCTTTCTTGGCCGTCCTTTCGGTTTAGATTCTTCCTTGGATTCCTCATCGACGGGGGCCGGGTTAAACGTTTTATACAAGTCTTCCAGTTCCTCGTGTTCCTTTTCCACTTTCTTCAAGGTCTCCGGGTCAAGCAATCCTTTCTCCGGGTTCTCGACGATCATGGTCATGAAACGATCGAACAATGACATTACAGGACCGTTAAGGCTGTTACCTTGCATTTTCTTCACGATCTCGTCACAGATGAAACTTACCACCATGTGATGTAACTCGTAATCTCTAGGTTCTTGACCCTTCTTGTTCCATGACATGGTTCCCTTCTTCTCGTCAGAAGTGATCTCGAACTCCTCGTAATCCTTTGGCGACAACCCTAGGGCGAGGGAGGCGGATTGACACATCACGATTTCTTTTTTCGTTCCGTTCTGTGAATTAAAAGATTCAATGACGTTTGATAACAACATCATGCGGTCTAAAATAGTCAATTTAATTTTCATTTCAATGTAAATTTAATATATTAATAATAACTAAACTCTTTCTTCAAAAGAAAGCCAGTTTTTAGGCATTTGAGACGCTATCCATTTATTCGAATCAACTTTTATAACAAATACTATATCATGACCGGCAGAAGAAACTCCTTTATAATACAAGTCATCAATTATGAAATACTCTCCTGAAGACCACGGGGCGTATATCCAGAATTTCTCGTCCGCCCATGACATGATAAAAAACCATGATCCTATCGCTAACCTAGGTTCTATATTAACAATCTTGTTAGATCCACCTCCATACAAGACAACCATGTTGTTATCATTTCCAATACTTATTTGTTGTCTATCTGAACTGAAAGAGTGTCTTCGTAAACCGTTAAAAATTAACGCTGCTCTTTGCGACGCCAAGTTAATGCCTCCCGGCTCCGTTCTTGTAGCGCCACTAAAATTAGGATCAGGTCCTATATCAACCCATCCGTTACCTATCCTGACATCACCATAACCGTTTATACCAGAATAATAAGAATAGGAATTACCACTGTAAGTTACATACCCTTTATTAATATGAATATCTCCTTCTTGTACTCTAATAGCTTGAGGACCTGAATTAACTAAAAAATTCCTAGTTCCACCCGTGATAGACAAGTACATGAAAGTGGTGGTATCGTAACTACCCCTCTGTTTAACTTTACCGTACAACATTGGACTAATTCCGGCAGAGGATGGGATAACCGATGTCCCGATCGCTATTTGTCTATCCCAGTCGCTATCCGTTGCGTTCCAATTTTCACGATACACAAGACCTCCATTATACAATTTTGACTTGTAATACGTTTTCCCGTTCTCTGTAACTTGATTGTAAGCCAAACCGTCAGAATCTATGGTAAGGTTACCTATCTTCCCCCCACTAGCCATAACCGTACCCTCGATGAAGGCGTTCTGGGCGTACAGGATCCCGGAATCACTCACGGCGAACGTTACCTTGTCGGTGGGAGGATCGTAGTTGTCCGCGCCGAGCTGGGTGGTGGCGTACTTTAGCGCTTCTTTTGCCTTTTCAAAATCTCCACCACTATAAAATCTAGGTACACGGTTCCTGAACTGTCTTATGGTCCACACGTCACCTTGCCCGGGTGCTAGCGTTGATCCACCGTACATCCCACCGGTTTCTACCCAGTCACTGGGTATCTCGTCAGGAACGGAACTACCGCCCCTGAGGGAGGGGGAATAACCAACCTTGATGTAGGTGGTAGATATTAAACCTCCATCCACTTCCGTCTTCTGTTGCAAGGCGTGTTTCAAGTAATCTAGTGATGTAACGTCGTTAAGATCGTTGTTGATAACCGGGACGTCCTCTGTATCTATCATCTTGGCACCTGCCGAATCGAAGAACGCGATGAACCTGATGTTGGTAGGCCATCCTTTATCATCGCTTTTAGCCACGGTGTACGTGTACTTGGTGGCGGCAGAACCACCAACGGATTTTATAACCGTCCAGTTCTTCATGTAGTCGTAAGACACGGCAACGTACCAGTAGCAAGAGTAATCGCTAACTCCTACCCCTCCCTCTCCCTTGTGAGCGGTTGCCGTGACCGTTCTCGGGTTAGCGGGGTTCTCGTTAGGTTTATCCTTGTCGGTCTTTATCGACACGCTAGAACAATCAGTGGATAGCCAGTAAGCCGTTCCGGGCAAACCGTCAGCACCGTCGTTACCGGGGGCGCCATAAGACCCGTACGTCCACCCGGACATCGAACCGAACTTGTCAACGGTCCTACTACGCATCCAAGCGAAAGGCTTCTCTACCGTAGTGCTTTGCGGGCCGTCAGTCCACGAGCTTTCCGCTATATCCGAATGGCTAGTCCTAGATTTGCCGATAGAGAACTGGAACTCGGTGTAACCACCTGATTCACCGTCCTTTCCGGGTTGCCCTTGCTCTCCAACGACACGAATGGCGTCAGACCAAGCGTCGCTACCCACCTTCTGTCTCATGTAGATGTCTCCCTCCACGAACGGGTAATGCCACCCGGACGTCCCGTTAACGGAGAATTGAACCGATATGGAATCACCCTCCGGTCCACGTTCACCTTGAGGAATCCTGTTGACCTTGAATATCTTCTGGATCGGGGGGAAAGCTCCACCCTGACTTGACACGTTGAATATGACGGAACCGGTCATGTTAGAACCGGTAAAATCGGTCACTTGAACCTGAACGTACTCGGCGTTGTTCGTTCTGGTGTATTTTATACCGGAATCTGCCGACACCGTGACGGTGGCCTGATTCGTGACGTTCTCGGTACCGTAGAACACCCGCAACCTCGTTAGCATGTTGTTACCGTAGTAACCACCGCTACCGTCAGCCTTGGTGTTAGTTGAACCGACCTCGTTATCAAGGTCTATGACGTAGTTGGACTCTCCCGGGATACCGGAAACGTCCTGTATTAACACGACCTCGCTGTCGCATATATTAACGAAACCTTGATCGAAGTAAAGCTCCGCTCTAATGTTCGTCCAAGACGGGTCGATGTCAACGTCTATGTAAGGAACTTGTGAAGTCCACGACTTTATCGTGGTCCAAGTCTTTTGATTATCTTTAGAATAAGCGGTTCTCCAGTACCCAAGAGACCAACCGGTAACACCGTCGGCAACAGAACCTCGTTTTGCCGTGAAACGCACTCTAGGGGGGTTAGGAGACCCGTTCAACATGTTGATGAACCTAGTGTCCGGGACGATCCAGTAAGAGGCTCCAGATGGACCCGTGATCACAACAGGGGTACTCCACCCGTCTTCCGGTACCTCGGTGGCTGGAGGCTCGACAGTACCCTTCCTCATCCACAGGAACTCGTTCCCGCTAGTGGTTGGAGGTCCGTCCTGCCATCCGGTAGTGGGAGGGGTCTCGATCGATGTGTTCTTGGCGAACTGGTATTCAACGTAAGTACCGTCCTGACCGGCCTCCCCCACGATTCTCATGGGGTCTGACCAAGTAACGCCGTCATCCATCTTCTGTCTCATGAACACGTCATCAACCCGGAACGGGTAGTGCCAGTTGGACTTTCCGTCCTTCGAGTATTGCACCTGCAACCCGATCCCGTCTTTCCCCTTGTACTCCGACCACTCGTACTCGCGGTTGTAGTAAGCCACGTCAATCGTTTGCTCCTCCCCCGGCGGGAACGTGTCTTCTTTCTGGTTAACCTGATTGTAAGAGAAGCCTATGTACCTAAGCCCTTCAGCCGACCCGTCATTCGTGACTTGTGAAAGGTCAGTGATCGGGTGTGTGGTGGAGAACTTGATCCATATGAAACGGTCACTTCCCGGGGGTCCCGGCACTCCCTCCCCGGTCAACAGGGAGAACTGGTAATCCGCCGGGTTAAGCGGTAACGGGGGGTTCGGCGTTTCCTTGTCATGCGCCAGCCCTATGTATTTCTTCCCTTCCGGGGTGAGCGATATTCCCGTCCCCACCTCGTCATCGGCGTAAACGATCCACACGTAACCACCGGGTCCACGCTGTCCCTGCTCTCCCTGCTTGTTCTTCGAGATGTTAAACCTCTTTTGCAAGGTGGGGGCGTTTATCGTTTCCGGGTCCATCGTGTTCTTGGGCATGCAAGTGAACAGGATGTAACCGTCATCCTCTTCCATGCCTTTCACTTGAACGGTCTTGCCGTTGTTGGTGGCTAGGTAATCTATCGTGGAGGGGGTGGCCTCGGTGGCGAAGTTGTACTTGGAACTTATGTCCTTTCCCCCCTTCGTTACCATTGCCGTGGACTTGGCGTTATCACCCCAGTAACCACCGCTACCGTCAGGTTGCGTGGAAACTATGCAGACGTCGTTATCTAGGTCCAGAGAGTAAGCGGCCTCGCCCGGTTCACCTTTTATCTCCTCGGAGCTTAAAGCACCGTCGAAAGTCTTGCTACAATTGAACGTTAGGTCCATCGTGATACTTGACCCCTCGAAGTTGACGGTGAGGGTGACGGATGCCATGTCTTGGAACATGTCAAGCAAGTACATCTCCCCACCGGCCTGAGTGATGGCGGCGGTACAACCGGATACCTTCTTTATGGATAGCTTGTACTGTCCCTTCCCCGGGTTAGGGTTGGGGGATAGCAACGTGGTACCGGCGTAAGCTACGACACCAGTTTTGGCACGACCGTTCTCGCCGAGCTGCCCGTCCTTGATCTTGCCGTTGTAATCTGAAGCTATACCCACGTAAGGGTTGTCCAGAACGGCTATGTAACCGCCGGCACCGTTGATACCGTCGGAAACCTTGATGAGAGAGGACACGTCCGAATACCTCTCCCCGTCCAGTTCCACCTCGTACATGACGGATAACGTGTTCTTGCCAGCCCACCACTCCTTGTCCGGCGTGATGACCAGCGTCTTCTGGCTCTCTCCCTCTATCTCCTTGAAACCGTCACCCGAAAGGTAATACCATCTCCTGTAACCGCCTAGGTCGGAGTTGAAGTTGTTTTCTGACACCCGTATAGTGATCTCGGCGGGGGTGGTGTTGCCTTCCTTGTCTGTTATGAAGGCGGGGGAGGGGTCGGGCATGATGTCCACGCTCTTGGACACCGCCTTGTTCACGTCGTTAATTAACTTGTCGTACTCGGCGAAATTGTCAAGACCGGTACAACCGGGACCTATCATGATGTTCTCGAAACGACCGTTCTGGACGAATATTCCAGCCGCGGCGGCGTCTAGCGGGTCTCTACCGAAGACACCCACCCGTTTACCGGTAAGGTCGTAAGAGTTAATGCCCATGTATATGGAAATGGCTGGAGCCTGATCGGAAGCGGCGTCAAGCATGATGGCGGATTGCCTAGGCTTGTTCTTGTCGTCCCTATGCCCGAACAACACGATCTCGTCTCCCGCCTCCGGGACGTCACCGTTGCCGTCCTGATCGGTCTTGGACAGGATACAGTAATCCGCTCCCACGGCTATGACGAGACGCCAGTAGTACTTCTGGTGTTCTAGCGTGAACTTCTGGCATCTGGCTTGGTCGTAAACGATGAAATTATTCAAGTCACCGTCCTCGGCGTAACACTTGTAACCTTGATCAAGCTCCTCGACCCTGCCTACCTTCATGTTGGTGGGGGTGATGATCACCTGACCGGCCTGCGCCGTTAACTGTTGTATAACTAGGTTAACGAACGTGGCCTTCTTGCGAATGTAAGCGTAATCCACCTCTAGGTGAGAGTTACCGGTCTCGTCGTTCCATAACGAGCCGCCGGCGATACCCTGTTGCCACCCGGGGGTGTCGTAATGCGTGGCGATAAGCCTAGTGAACGCCCCGGCGAACAGGTCAATCCATATCTCCGCCTCAGGGTTCTTGAGGTCCTCGGCACGTATGTAAGTCTTTAAACCGTCCCTGAAAATTCTGAATATAAGGTCGTTAATGGTGATTGATTCACCAACCTTCAACCACTTTGAAATCGTGACGGTGTTGAAGATAGGATCGGTGGACGGGTTCCCGCTTCCCTCCCCCACTCCAAGCAATTTACCTAGAGCCTCAAGGGTTATCGTTTCCGGGTCACCACCTAGGTTATCGGCCCTCTGCGTCATCAAGAAATCAGCCAGTGACGGGGAGGGGTTCTCTTTCATCCCCGTGGGGAACTTTATGGAGTTCGGTACCTCTCTAGCGTTTGCCCCGAACAGTATCTCTTTCTTCTCTTCGCTCATGTCAAACTACTTTTTAGGCTTTCCGCCACATCCTTTGCGTTTTTTTGCTTTTCATGGTGATATTAGGCATTTACATTTTCATGTATTGACGCTTCACCGGAACGCTACTTTTTAGGTCAATCTCTTGACGGTCATCCATAGTTGGAACCTCCACGTCCAAACTCCGGTATGCCACCGGTTCTTGTTAAACAATAAATACTTAGGCAAATATATAAAAAATATTTTGATTCCACGAATAAATTACTCACCTTTGTATCATCACGTGGACGATCTCAAAGAACAGATATTTAACACCACTGGACAACCGTCCTAATCCGCACGACAAACGTATCCTTCTACTAAATTCCTCGTCCACGTGATTTTTTTTGCCTTCACGCTTTGTTTTCTCGAAACTTCACCGTATATTTGCCTTGCTATGCATGATAAAGCGTCTGGGGAGACATTATATTCATGGAAAGCAACTTGAGATTTTAGCGTTCTACACAATTTATAGATACTTGAAGAGCTTATCCTTAACCCATGTCTCCCCAAATGATTTACGCAGGTTAAGGATTTCTCTTTTTATAGAGATTCCCACGACAAGAGGTATATAGCGGCAGTTGAAGACAGAGCGACCTGTCGCCCCGGTTGACACCCGAAAACGCTCACCAAGACTAGAGTGTCTGGAATATAAACTGTTCATGAATAAGGTTCAAAGAAATCTCGCTACGTCTGTACGACTTGACGACGAGTAACCCATGCCGAAAGGTAAAAGGTGGAGGTCATGGACCACCAACGAGCCGAATCGCTCCTAACAAAGAATCTATAACACAGGTTATAGAGGGGAGATAGGAAGCTTTCATGGAGAGGGAGTGGGAGTCACTCGACCAGAAGGTCCCGCCCATCCTCACGTATTCTTCTTGTTATTTAATGCTCGTCGTGGAGGTCTCCTCCCATCTACTACACTATATTCTTCATGAATATCACTTGTATAGTTAATATAGTTGTAGTATATTAGTAACATATATATTACTAATACTCTACTAATATATAGTAAATATATTATAGAGGATGCCCTATCAAGAAAGCGGTGAGTGTTAGCTAGCATGGGGAAGAAAAAGTCGGAGGTATGTCCTTACATGAAATGGATAGACAAAGAATAGAAACGGTGTTCAAGATGGAGAAGGTCAAGCAAGACAGCAAGGCAGCGAGGCTGAAAAGGATGGTGAGGTTCAAAAGAGAGATACTCCCCTCCCTCGACGCTTACGACGTGAGAGCCTTCAATCGTTCAACCATGTTCAAGTTCTTTGACGAGAGGTGGGGAGAGATAGACGTTTACCCGATGGCGGACAAGCTACTCGTTATAGAGGACCACGAGTGGGTGAGGGGGGCTAGGAAATGGATAATTAAAAACATATTTCTTGAATCATGAGAAAAATATTGATAAAGATGGTGGGGTGGCTTGAACGGTTAACCGGGAAGCTAAATTCAAGGATGTCCGTTCTTGAATACAACCTCACTTTCCCGGTAAGGGCTAGAAGTTACAGGTGGATGAAGAAGAACTACAAGGAACTACTAGATAAGTACGGGGAATGTACTCTCGTGATACATGACTGCAAGGTGGTGGGGGTTATAGACGGGTTGTTGTACGTGAACAACATGATGTATCACGACATCATATTCGAGGAGTACGAGCGTTACGAGAACGTGTACGGGGATGATAACCTGTTACTTGAAAGCTTGTATAAAGATAGAGACAAGTACTTTAAAACATACATATAATCATGGCAACAGGAGAAGAGGTAATAGCGTACCTGTATGATGCTTACATCATGCACATTGAGAGGGAGAGACTGAAAACTAAAATACAGAGGGATAACGAGAGATTATGTAACATGGTCACTTGCTGTCCCCGCCCCTCCGACCCGATCGAGGCTTTCTTCGAGGACAGGGATAGATTTTACAGTTGTAAACAACATCCAAGTATTAACAGTGAAGAGCTTGATGTTGACGATTAAATTATTATATTCGCGTTGTCTTTGCTTTGAATTATATAGTAAGTGAGTTGTTCCCCCTCGCGCCACCGGTGTTGGAGGGGGATAATTCCAAGGGTTTCATTGTTAATGATAGTTGTTCAAGGGGTGGGGATTTGTTATTTTGACCCACCCCTACTCTTTTCAAGAATTAATCATGGAGAATTACGACGTTTACACCAGCACCACCAACAGGGAATACAAGGAACAGGCCGAGAAAGCCATGAAGAAGTATTACGACACTTTCGATGAAATAGAAACCGTGAGGGTATCCCCACGGCTTCAATATGTAAAGAAACGGCTTAAACAGAAAAGAACGTCAGGAGGCGGGGGTGGTAGTGACCGTGATGGTGATAGATGAATTGTCAGACAGCTTGCAAGTACCACCGGTCACCTTCCCGTCAGCGTCAGTAGTCAAGCTAATAGCGGTGACCGATTTACCGTCAGCGCCTTTAGCACCAGTAGCTCCCTTCGCTCCCGTGTCTCCCTTGTCTCCTTTCGCCCCGGCAGGACCAGTAGCACCGGTGGCTCCTTTATCTCCTTTTTCACCCTTCAACTCGCCTGATTCAAGTTTCGCTTGAAAGTTATCACCGTCATCGAAAACCACGGATGCGGCGGGGACGGAGTAAACGAACGTCTCTTCCTCGGTCAGGTAACAACCTTGAGTTACCTCCGTTCCTGAAACGATGTCAACGAAAATATCACCACTCCCCGGGATAACGAATTCCAGTAAAACGTCAGTACGATCTGGAGTCACCTTCTTATACAACACCGGGTCGTAATTCTTTGGATACAGGTATATCATCACGTCAGAGTTATCCACCCTGTCAAGGAAGACGTGAACCTTCCCGCTAGCTTGAAAAGAGACCTTGTACTTCTTGTCGTCTGTCTCCTTGAATTTTAAAACGTTTGTTGCCATATAACACGTGTTTTTAATTATACCTCAAATATATGAAATTATAACGAAAATAGAAAACCCCACCCCGTGGACGGGGAGGGGAAATCTACATGTCTAAAAAGAAATAAATCAAAAAGTACGAAAACAAACAATGAAGTTATTGATTATCAATTAGTTAGCTAAAAAGGTAAATCTGATTCATCTTCTTGTTGGGGGAAATTATCTATACCTCCTTGTTGCTGTTGAACCGGCTGGGGCTGGGGTTGGGGGGTTGACGGTTGCTGGCTGAACTCCTGTCTAGCTTGGGAGAACTGTCCCTGATCTTGAAGGAAGGCGGGGTTCTTGCCAACGATCTTCACGTTCCAACCGGTGCATGACGTGAAGTAACGAACTACACCGTCCTTCTCCCACCGTCTCGATTCAACGTCGAATCCCACCTCCACGGTGTCACCTATATTTAATTGCACGAGGGAGTCGATACGGTCGTTCAGGAACTGGATCACGACGTCATGATCCCACCGCCCGTCGTTCCACGTGAATAATACCTCTTGTTTTCTCAATTTCTCGCTCACTTGCTGTGGCTGGAAGATGTCTTTAACTTTAAATTCTTTATTCATATCTAATAGATTTTTTGTTTAGACAAAAATAGGGAAAAACTTTGACGTTTACAAGTATTTTATATATATTTGTTCCGTTAAATATTAAATTTTATCGACATGGGAATTGAAATAGAAGAAATGGCGCTCCTGATGTCCATGCAGGATGTAAGGGAGGCAACTGACGCGGAGAGAATCGACGACATCAACATAAGGAGGTTGTCGAGCTTGATGAAAAAGAGTGATGACGTGTTCCTCGGTGGCATGCTGAAGGACGAGAAGGTGAGCGGTAGCGTCGTCCTAGTGTTGTGGGTGGTGAAGAAGGAGATAGAGGAATACATGATAGACAACAACGTGGAGATGAAGGGTGACGATGAAGTGAAGCAATATTTCGCCAGACAGTTCACCGACGGTCACCGGTTGAGGCTAGTTCTAAGGAACCTAGCGTCCAGAAACACCCTCCCCCTAGCTCACTTGTACCTCAGGCAGATACTGTCAAAGTACGATGACTGGAACCTTGACGCCATATTCAAGAGGTATCACGATCTAGTGGAATCTAAAACAGATAGTCAATTACTTAACTATTTAAAATAGAATCATATGGTGAAAAGACTAGGAAGACCGACCGTGTGGCAACATTACAGTGAATTTGACTGGATGGCCCCCCGTCACCATTACAGGATGCAGGATAACGGCAAGATGTACAAGTACGTGTGGAAGAGAAAGCTTGGTCCGGTGTTGCAAGGAACGATGATAGGATGCACGTTCGGCAAGCACAAGTACTTGATAGACGAGTGCATGAGAAGACAGTACAAGATGGATGACAAGAAACTTGCCATCGTGTATTACCTAGCCAGCCTTGACAGGGTGGTGTCGATAGACGACTTCAGGGAAATACCGTTCATGTACGGCAGGGACGGGTCAAAAAAGATGGTGAAAAAGTTCAAGGAGGAAGGGTTGATGACCGATTTCGACGGCGGGGGAGGCACGAAGCACAAGAAAAAGACGTACGAGCTAACGGTGAAGTGCAGGGGAATATACAGCAGGTACCTGAGATACTGCATGTTGCTAGAGAAAATGCCCACGTATTCAGGGGACATGGGGGAGGACTGGATGAAAGTGATACCCAAGAGCGAGAGGCGAGGCATGAGGTTTTACGTGAACTGGGCGGGGGCCGTGAAGAGATTTAACAAGGAGGTGATAGATAACGTGGCCAAGTTAAAGGCGGAAATCGAACTAGATAAAAAAGAGAAGGAGGGGGAGATATGATCACTTACTTGATACTATCCATATCGGTTTTCACGTTCGGTGCAGTCCTGTTCATCTTGTTTGACGTGTTAAGGAACAGGTCGGTCGTTGACAAGACGAGAGAGGACATCGAGATGATAAAGAAGAGCGTTCGAGAGATGAAATCACCCGTGGCGCACACGATTGATAATTACGTTATCATCCCGAAGAGTCATCTTGACGAGTATGACGATATTTGCACGAGAGCAAACATACAAGAAAAAGGAATCCAGTTCTCCGGTAACGGGAAGGATTTCGAGGAAGTACCCTCCATCACACACGTTAAGGTGGGGGATGATATTATAAGCAGGAAAGAGGAAAAGCATTACTAACTATTTAATATTCAAGGCAATGATAAAAGCGATTATTGAAATTGACAACGGCACTCACGTGGTGCTATTACAAGATGAAGAAGGTGACAAGATGGTAACGTCCGTCATCCCCCTCGTTTACATGATAAATTCAGGAAAGGAGATAGAGGTGGAAGGCGACAACGTGATGGCGGGGAAGATTAAAGATTACATCATCAACCTGAAAGAGAACATTGATATACTGGAAGACATCAAGGAGATGGTGGGGGAGGAACCGGAAACTATTTTACCGGTTAACTTCATCAACGGGAAGAGCGTCCATGACGAGGTCGTTACTTCAAGTGAAGGTAAATTGACCCTAGATAGAGAGTTATGGTATGACGTTGACGGTAACTTCACGTATTTTTACAAGAAAATGGTAACCTCCCCATCACCTGACGTCATGGCTAGGATGAACGAGGCGGTGGATATAACGTTGCTCGTGAAAACTAGCAAATGGATGCTCCGGTACTACCTGAAATGCGATTACATGACTTACAGCGATTCGAGGAAGATGTACTACTTCTTCGACAAGGAAGGGACCGTGCTGGCTAATTGTAACAGTGATGATTACGACTACATGACAATATCCGTCGTTCCAGTTTCATGGGTAACAGGGATCGATTACCCGGTAGACGACGAGTTATCACTGGTAACTTTAAAAAATAATGACGGGTTTCTCTTCTCGTGCTGGAGAAAAGACAAGCTATCCCTGTTAATGTACAACGGTGATTATTTTAAAGAAGGTAAAGCGGACGCCGTGAAAGTGCCGGTGTACAAGTTCAAGAGTGTTAAAACTTTCAGTGAATCGATATTTTACTTGATAGTCATTCCCGGGGGAGTGATAGAGGGAAGCGAGTTAAGCGTGGTGATTCAAGATTTATTCACTCAACTGGAAAAACTGAACGACGTGAAACAATTAGTCACGTTCTACGATAATAAAACGACCCCCTCCACGATGGATAACGAGTGTGTTCTAACGCTACACGTTTAAAATTGATAGACATGAAAGCGAAAGTATACGATAGCGGCAGTATCAAGACTGTACTGGTACAAGACGATAACGGCGACAAGTTCATAACGGGACTGGAAGAACTGCTTGACATGATGGACGGGGAGGACAACTGGGAGATAGAAACGACAAGTAGCAATCCGTTAGCGGGGAAACTGTACAAGTATAACAAGCTGATGAGAGAGGTGGGGGAGATAAGAAGGGAGATAGAGAGTTATAACAACAGCAAGGTATTCCCCGTGAACGAGCTATTCGATGATGTTGAAATGATACACACCAAGGAAATTGTTGATAAATATTTGAAAAGTAACGAGTTACAACTAGGAACTATACAACCTTACTGCCCACCCATCCACATGAAGGAAGAGAAGTTCCCAACATGCACGACAAGAGGGGAGGGGGAGGATTTCATAGGCGTGCATACCGGTTACCAGATCAAGCCTGCAAGTAAAGAGCAAGACTACACGGGGATGAAAGTGGAGATAGACGGTATAACCGGTACCGTGGAATACACGGACGTTTATGATGGACTGGCGTTAAGGTTCAGGGGAAAAGAGGCAGGGTTTCTTGAACTCACCACCGACGGGATAAAAATGCCAAGGTTCGAGCTTGATGACATGAGGATGTGGATTCACGCGAGAGAGCTTCAAGAAGGGGCGTGGGACGTGTTTGACAGCAAGATAGGGATAGGAGCGCAAGCGAGTACCCCGGGGGAAGCGATAAAACTGTACCTTGAAAAGCTGAAAGATAACGATTTCGCGGGGAGGGGGTACTTGAGTCAGGTGGGAATAACCGAGGACACGAGAATGATAGGAGAGTTCAATAAATGTAAAAATATCATCAATATAGAGGTTGTTTTGAAATATAATGAACTGTTGAAGAAGGATGAGAGAGAAGACATGGCGATGAAGGGAGGGGAGCAAGAACCCACCATCGACGTTATGTTCGTGTTCTTCAACATCAAGGACATTAACGGTGAACCCGTGCCTCACTTCATGGTACCCTCGTTAACTACCGATAACGCCTACATCATGGAAGAAGGATGTGACGATACAGTCTCGCTAGTCAAGAAAGCACTGGGAGATTACAAGCTATCTGCCGGTGACATGGAATACCTCGGGTGGGAGGGAGACACTCCCCCGAGAATAACTAAAGAGGACGTTAAAGACATGGTACATGTTGATGACTGTTTACTAGTAACACGAAAAGTACCTAGAAAATTAATAGCCCGAGAATAGCATTTTATCAATCTATATTTAAACACCACCCCCTCCAACCCAACCATAGTTAACAAGATAAAGCAACCAATTCGACAAGGGAAGGAGGGGGTTTCCATTTCCCACCACCCCACACCACCACCAAACCTGTTAACATTATTTATAGTCAAAAATTTGTTTTTCTCGCACGTATTAATATATTATATATTATACTATATATATTAAAACCCCCATACCCCCCCCCACGTCTATTCAATTTTTCAATTTACACCCTTTTTTTCGAGCGGGATGGGGTCTATAAACAGCGAGACCCCATACCAGCACCAGTTAAAATGGCGTGGAACATTATACTTTTTAACAAAACGTTCCACGTGGAACATATCTATTTTTAGATACACGTTCCACGATAACACACCCCCACCAAACAGGTATGTATGGAGAGGGGAGGGGGTATGTTTTATATATAGATGGCAGAGGGGAGGGGTGTTAAACAGAACGGGGTGGAGAGGGATATAGTATATACAAGTACAGATGGGCGGGAGGGGGTATCAAAAATTACAATCATAATAGGTATAGAGCATTATACCCCCACCTCAACACGTCATCCATGAAATCAGAAACCTCCCCCACCCCTGTACATTCATTTACCTTTGTGGTGTGGGGGTAAAAGTTTTTACCTTTTCGTTTGAACTCTCCCCCATCCCAGTAAACTAATTGTACTAGTATTAGGGTGGGGGTGGGTTAAACTAAATTTAACAACGTTCCACGTGGAACATATCAAAATTTGTATCATGTTCCACGATAACTAAATTTCATACCTTATATATATGGTATAACTAGAATTCATACCCCCACCCCAACAAAAAGAAATTCATACCTTATATATATAGTGTAATTGATGGGTGGGGGTGGGGTTTTATACCTTATATATATAGTATACCCCAACCCCGTGCGATTAATACAACGTTATTTGGTGGAGGGTGGGGATAATCACACCCCCCCAACCCTCGCATTACGTTTGATTATTATCCCACCCCCACCGCTTTCCGTTTATAATATACCATTATAATCCCCACCCCCTTACAATTCATCTATCATGCTATAACTTTTAGTTATACTTGTTTTACTTGATCTATAACTATTAGTTATAGTATGGTTGGCGTGGGGCGGTGCGCAACGTCATTGCGTGGCGAATTCGTTCATATATCGACTATAACGCCCTTGTATTCCTTCGAGTATATTATATCCCCATCCCCTCAAATCGTGTCTCTATCGCCTTATATTAACGTTTTATCTATATATATTATCACTTCTTTTGTTTGGGTGTGGGTAATTGGTGTATCACTCTATATTATCCCCTCCCCTCCCCCTTTTTCCTGTTAACTGTATTATACCCCCTTTCCTGTTGCGTGCCTTTTTCCATGATTTCTGTTAAATTCTTAACATGATGTTATATTCTAGTGTTAAAAGTTAAACTATAACTTTTAGTTTTACTCCTGTTTTTCGTGTACAGATATATATTTTACAATATTTAACTATCATGTATATTATTGAATTATATATAGTTACATGACTTTATTTACTTTTGCTTATATTTTTATTGTTGAATCGCTTGGTTCGTGTTGTACTTTTGCGTACATTTGTATCAACAAAACAACGAGAGAGTTCTTACAACGGTTGAGCTATTAAAGATTGTAACAGGACAACATCTATATAGATGGTAGAACGGTGGACACGGTTACGATCAAGGGCGAAAAGGTTGCCGGGCAAGTGGTATATATAGAGATTGAGACTACCACCCCCACCCGGGACAACAACGCTAGTAACCCGAGGTTCCCACTTTCTCTACATTATTGTTCTTTGTTTATTGGAGGTCGTTAAGCGTGAATCAATAGCGATGAGCTATTATATTGACCTGTATAACTTTACTCGTGGGGGTGATAACACGGGGCTAGGTAGTCAAACCTAGGGCAGACGGTATGATTGATCAGCTATTAGCTAACATACACGTGTCAAAACGATTCTATATAGAATATATATGGATTACGGTACATTTAAATCAGTGGTTAGGGGGTGACGGTGACGGAGCTTTAACGTTACAAACTGCATCCCGTGGCGGGGATGATCCACCCCACCCCCGACCGCTAGAGATCAATTTCCGCTATCACGTTTCGAGGGACATGGATGTTTTACCGGGGTTCGATTCCCCCACCCTTGACTATTAACACTTAAATTTAATTACCATGAAAACGAACGAGCAAATTTTTGAAGAGATAAAGACACGAGGTTACATTAGCGAGCAACAAATCAGCTTGTTAAAAAGAAGGGGAAACCACCAGAACGAGGATATATTTGACTATTCCCTGTTGGTCACCAAACAATTTAGCGATGGCATCCCCCTCACCCCCGATCAGAACGAGAAGGGTATAAAATTCCTGAAGAGTCTATCATACACCCCCACGGGGAAAACTAGAAAAAATTGCCCTTTCGGGTATCGTGAGTTAAATATAATTAACACCTCTAGCGAATTCAGGTTCAAGGGGTTCTACGATGCCGGGAGGAGGAATTACGTTTCATTATTACCGTTGTACGAACTGGATGGTATGGAATATTACTATGACGGGGAAGTACATGTAGTTGGATAACTAAAATAAATTACCATGAATCAAGAAGGATGTTTTATAACTTATTTTGACCTAGCCAACGAGGTTAAAGAGATGGCACGGGGTTACGATTTCACGGTTAGCAGCGTGGAAAAATTCAAAAAAAACCGGGAGACTGTGTTACGTGTGGATAGTTGACGAGGGAGACCCCGCCACCACCGTTACGAGAGCCTTTAACATGGGTTACAACGTTAAAAACATGGAGGTTAAAAGATGGAACCGGATAATACAAGAACGAGCGTAGACGGGTTCCCTAACGCCACGATACACGGGGGAAACGGGGAAATACACGTCGATTTAGGTAACGGGATGGGGGAGGGCGTTTACCCCTCCACCGACTGGACGATAGAAGAGGCAATAAACGACCAACTAGAATTATTCAATAACTACTAGAACACGATACCATGAAATACTTGATCACTTCTTTAATAATGTTCACTATCTCGGCGTGGGTGGTGGCAATATCCCCCTCCCCCGTCCATGATGCTAACGATGTTGTAGCCTCCATGCGGGACAACGTGTACGAATCCATAACCCTTAAACTGGGGGACGGTTGCACCGTGGACGAGATAGCACGAGAGTACAACGCTAATAAATCATTCTACGATTCCATGACTGACGATCACGTGAAATATTAATTCTTAATCACAGAATATGAACCTATTTGCCGAAGAAATAGAACAGCAAGCTATTGAGCGCATTCAGAAGTTTGCAAAGATAGCAAAGACTATGGGATTTGAAGTGTGCCTCGGATTCAGTGGGGGCAAGGACAGTCAAGTATGTTACGACCTCTGTAAACGTAGCGGAATTGAGTTTAAAGCATACTATAATGTTGCTTTTGAAAGTAACGTTACAAGGTGTTTTATTCGTGAGTATTATCCCGATGTGATTTGGCGCAGGGATTACAAGTTCGGCTTCATTGAAAACATTTGGAGAAATCACGGAGGCTTGTTGCCGACCGTTCAAGTCGCTTATTGCTGTAGTAACTACAAGCATAATCACAACTATATAGATAAATGCTCTATTGTCGGCGTTCGCAAGGCTGAAAGTAGAGCTCGATCAAAACGCACGGCATTTTCGGCTAAGAATAAAACCATACTCAAAAAAAACAAGCACCTTGTAAACGAATACTTTGTAGAAACTTGCCAATCGGTGGGAACGGCAAGTGTTATACAGCTAATGCCCATTGTTGATTGGACGGACGGCGATGTGTGGGACTACATACATAAGTATAATCTCCCTGTCAATCCCGAATACGAACATTCTAGGCGTGTAGGTTGTATCGTGTGCCCGAAAGCTAATTTTACGAGTAACTATATTGGATTGCTCAAATATCCTAAGTTGATTGATGCTTTCATCCTCGCAAGAGAAAAAGCAGGAAGGAATGGTAACCCGATCGATTGGTTGATAACTTCCGACAAGAAGGATTGCTTCGATAACAAGCCCTACTACATCTGTCGTTGGCTAAACCATTCATTCATGCCGTTCACTAAGAAGCAAGAGGAATTTTATCGAAAAGTGAGAGAAAAGTATGATCAATTAAAATCAAACAAAAGTAATAAGAAATGAACATGAATTTAAGACAGGCAAAAAAAAATAATAAACCAAGAGACACCACCTGAAACAGATCCTCGAAATCGAATCTGGCGGTATAGGTACAAAAAGGCTAATGCGTACATCGGTAAATTATACAAGAATAAATTACGAAAACAACGAAAATCTGGGAAAAAGTTCTTGTCTCCCGATGAAATAGATCAGTTGATTACTGATGTAATGCAAGAATTTAAAGAGGAATAATATTCTCATTTAAAACCAAACGAAAATAAGTTATTATGAAAACGTTATATCACGATTTACTCCACCGTTACGGAATGGATGAGTAGAAGAAACAAGTAAATAGCAAGTAACATGGAAAATAAAGAATACACCGCTCGAAAGATTAAATCCGCCTTCAACAAGATAGAGAAGAGCGGGAAGAGAGTAACAACTACCAATATCTGCAAACTACTAGGCCACCCCCACCTCACCGATGACGAGAAACGTCTTGTCGAGATCGAGAGAAAGCAACGGAAATGGAAAGAACAGGCGATAGAAGAAAGGAAGGAACTTGTCCCCGTTGAAATAAAGATAGAAATAAGGTGGGTGAGAAGTAAAACGTGGGGGAACAATCCTAACGGGGTGGCTACCGTGGTAAACGAGAACGGAAACATTAAATACTTCTCGTACAGGTGTAGCGGGTGCGGGTACGACAAGCGCACGGAATGCGTGGCCGGGTTACTGGATCAATGCACGAGGGGATTGATGTGGAGAAGTAAATCCACGATAGGATTTCGGAGACAAAAGGACGTGTTTGTATCGTGGGAGAGATCGGGACTTGAAAGGATATTCGACCAGTTCAAGAAGTGGGGGTACAAGGTTGAACACTCCGATCTTGAAAGGTACGATTTGATTTACATTTACAAGAATATAAAAAAGAAATAACATGAGAAACAAGTATTTAAAACCGTTCAACGTTGATTTATACAACGAGCTGTTTGATTCATCCACGCCATTTCAAGTTGTTAACGGGAAAAATGAACCAGTGAATATAATCAGCACGGAAGTAACGACAAACGGGGAATCCGGTAACGTCTTGTATCAAACCGTGGATGGATTGTATTTCACCGTGGATAGAACCGGGAAACACGCCAAAGACCCCACCTCCCTCGACTTGTACATAAAAACAAAGCCACCGTATAAACCTTTCACGGATAGAGGATTGAAAAACATTGAAAAGATAAAACAAATCATTGACATGGTATGTGACGGTGAATTATTAAAGATTGAACTAGAGATACAAGGAGATACTGCCGGGAAAGGATACGTGATTCTAAAAGTACACGAGAATCCAAAAAAGTACGGGACGTCAGAATTCACGGCCGATTCGTATAACGATATAGAATCATTTATCAAAAGTTTTACTAGCAAGTAAAATGAAACGAAGGTATTACATCACCCCCTCCCGCCTCCATAACATGACCGTGAGGAAGAACGGGAAGGTAACTAGGGTATTGAAGGGAGGGGAACTGTACACCGGGATAGAGGCTATAAAATACAACATCCTCCATCTACTATCCCCAGTTGACATGGAGATTGAAGACACCTTCATGATGGAGGGGAGGAGATACAAGAAACTAATTTAAAAACATAAAATCATGAGACACAAGAAATTATCACAACAAGACATCAAGAATATCCGGGAAAGATTACTGGGACCACTTCACGATAAAATAGAAGACATCAAGAAACAGATCGGTGAAAGGATGGTTAAAATCATTGATAGCGAAACACCGAAAGAATTGTTACCGTTCGTGAAAGAGAATAGTAGTTTCGTGAAAACGACAAGGTATATCTACCTGTGGAATATTGATTACATCGACAAGTACATCACCCTTGACGAGTTCGTGTCCGGGAACGACACGGTGATAGACAAGGCGTCCATGCAATGCGAGGACATGGTGAACCAAATAAAGAGCGTGGGACAAGACATCAAGCAGATGACGAACAAGATAAATTGCACCCTGAACACGATAGGAACAACAAGAAAACTACAACAAGAATGGCCGGAGGCTTACAACTTGTACCTTGAATCCATTAACATGGAGCCAGAAGAAAAGGAAAACGGGTGTGATCAAGTGGAAAGCCTGCGAGCCGAGCTATCACAACTTAAACCAACCGGGAATGATTGATTACGTCATGTTATTATCGAGATTGATCTCGTGGGGAGGACTCCTTTTCTCCGCCGGGTTCTGGATCGCAAGCGAGAACGAGGGGGAGATGATACTTGGATTCATGGGAACCGTGGCGTTTCTCGCTCTCACGATTAGATTACACCCCCAACCCTTTTATCGTTTTCTAAGATGGATAGGATTAAGAGACGACAAGTTCGACAAGTGACCCCCGTCATGGAGGCTGACATCATGGCGTTGCTATCCGTTGGCATGGACAAGAAGATAGTCGCCAGCGTGTTCAACGTGTCACTTAGAACGGTTTATAACATACAACAAAAAGATGATGGAAATTAACGTTGACAACCTCATGAAGGAACTACGGCTCGTGGAGGGGAGCCAGAAGATGATAGCCGTGGCCTTGAAAATGGAAGAAGTCCCCCTCCCCGTGATCGAGAAGGTAACAGGATTCGACAAGAAGGCCGTTTACAGGCTCTACAATCAACTATCTTCCAACGTCACGAGTAAACTATTGATCGAGGTGAAAAGAGCCGTTCTATACGCCTCTATCAAGTTCAATGTTTACAAGTGTCTCGGGGTGGTGGTTGTCACGATGGAAAATGACATCCCCCCATCCAAGTTCCGGATGTTCCCACCCACCCGCAAGCCGGAAGACATTCGTTCATTCATGGACAAGGGAATGTTCGAGAGGGTGAGACTAGAGGACACGGTGTACGGGAACAAGACTTTCAGTCAATTACTAAGTGAATAAGTATGCAAGTAGAACTACCACCACCGATCCTGTTTTCCAACAACGAGGACAGCGAGACGGCAAGAAGATACTCCCTCGTTCGAGATGACAGGTATCACAACCCTTGTTACTTGAGCGTTAACTTCTTGAAAGATAACATGGAATGGGAGATAAAATACGATTCAACGCTACGGGTGACCGGGTTCACGTTGAATCAAGTTATTTACAAGATAAATTCTTTGTTAAGAGATAACTGGATAATATGATACACACGATAAGAGGAAACATAACTCAACTTATAGAGTTGCAATCATTGCTGGACGCTCACGGGTACAAGAACACTTCAACCATCAAGAAAAAATTAACTGTTGGATGCAAGGCGAGATGTATACACGTGGGCATGGACTTGAAAAAATACAGGACAACCACACAACTAGTTCAACCTAGTTTAACCTTCGGGGTGTTCATGGAAACACACGGCAGAAAGCTAAGAAATGACGAGGCATTATGTAACGAGATCATGAAAGAAGTGTTTGATTTCGGTTGCCTCATGAGGGGAGACAAGGAAAGGGTAACGAGGTGCATGATAGAATTCCACAAACGTAAATTACAAGCATATGGAGATACAGAAATTCGTGGTGACAAGTAACAAGGCTAATTACTTGCATGGTTACCACACGACATACGGGGTAGGGGATGATGACCAGAGAGAGATAGCGAAGAGAGCTATCGAGAATTGCAAACCTCCCCTCCTAGACTTGAGATTAGAAGAAGTGCCTAGGGTCCCGGGTCAATCAACTTTCGTGTACACGATAGAGTTAACGTATGCCGAATTAGTAGACTTGTGTTTCACCTCTCGAATAGAGATGTACTTTGATATTGATTTTGAATACCCTATAATAGAAATGCTATGAAGACAGTTACAATACCATTTGATTTAAAGTTAGCTAAAAAGATTCAGAACGGGGAAGTGGAAGGGAAAATAGTGGATGGTGAGGGACTCGAGTATAATATATTGAAATGGGATGCCGAGGGAAGTTATCCACTGATAGGAGTTTACTTTAGTAAGTCAATTGATACCACGATGGCACGTTCATTCAACGAGCAAGGGGCGTATAATAGAACGATGGAAACTGTTTTGGATTTACAGTTAGAAGTCCCCGAGTACTTGACTTGGAATGAAGGAGATTACTTGACAATGGAATCGGGAGATATGAATTACGTGCTTATTTACAAGTCATACGTGAAAGGAAAAACGAATCCAGTTAACTATCACGTGCTATTTAACATGGTTGATAAGGAGTTATATTTCGATTCATGTTGTGACGATAAAGTATTAATAAAAGCAATTAGACCCTCCCTCACCTCCGAGATAGAGTTGATGCACGATTTATTACGAGAAAACGGGAAGAGATGGAACCCGGAAACGAAACAGGTAGAGGACGTGGAGAAGAAACCGGCACACGAGTTCAAACCGTGGGATTTATGCCTTGCTAGATTTAAAGACACAGAACCTTGGTGTCCGGTTCAATTCGGGTACATCAATAATATTAACGTGATGATAAGCGTTGGTGGGTTAGGATGGAATAAATGGATTCCATACGAGGGCAACGAGCATTTACTAGGAATGATTAATGACCCGGAATAACATGAGAGCTAGGATCAAGAACAAGCGAATGAAAAGGCAGTTGTACGAGTGGCACGTCACCATGCTGCGACTTTACGGGGCGGGGGACAAGATCAAGTCCTACCGGAAGTGGTTGAGAGAAGTGAACAACACCAAAATACCCGAGAGATGAGAGAGTTCTTCGAGTTAATTAACGAGTATCCCATCACCTCCTTGCTAGTAGCGTGTTTCATCATAAAACTGGTAAGGGTGGTGATGGGGGAATGGAATAATAAAGAGTAAATTTATCACTATCTGCAATGGAAGAGAATTATTTAACACTAGATATTAACGAGCTTGTTAGCGATCGAATCAAAACGATCATGGACGATAAAAACAAGCAAATCGCTAACCTTGAACTAAGGTTAGAAAACGCCAATTCTAAAATCAAGGAATTACGAGATAAACGAGATCAAAATGATAACTCGAATCTCGTCTTGCAATTAATAAGAAAGAGGTGGGAGAGAGACAAGGCAGTTGACAAGGTATTGAATTATATCACTGAACATGGGAAGATAACGTATAACGAGTTTATAAAATTTTCAATATGACGATTAAAATAATAGCAGCTATCATAATCTCATTCTTGTTGATGGGAGGTCTCGTCTCCAATGAATGGGAATATGAATGTTATATAGTACAACTGCCCATCAAGTACAATAGAGTATCAATTAATGGCACTACGTACCACAATAAAGTAGCATGGATAAATCATGATTCCATCGCTGACTTGATCACCAAGAAAAAAGGGAAGTGGGGGTATGAATTGGTTGCCGTCACCCCCATCACCGGATGCCTGTCAGGTTACAAGATAGGCACGAACGAACCTGTAACACAACAATTATTGTATCACTTTAAAAGAAGGAAATAATGGAAGAATATATTTGGTCTCAAATAATCAACTTGACTACTCAAAAGGTAAACGATGGACAAGTTTTAACAACTTGTGATTGGACTACTCTTAACACTAAATAATTATAGCAAAGACAGAATATAAAGTAGGCGAAACCTTCCAGTTCGGACTCAAGACGTTGAAGTGCGTGGAACAGGATTGGGGTACTTGTGATAATTGTTTCTTGCAACCATTTTCAGAAAATGGATGCGGGTTTCTTACTGATCATGTGGTTGGCCATTGCAGTAAACTCTTTAGGGAAGACGATAAAAGCGTGATATTCATTGAAGTAGAAGAAACCGATAAACAAGATCAAGTATGAAATTTGACGAGATATACAAGCCCCCCTTCCACGACTTTTTCGGGGAGTGGATAGTAAAGAAACTTAAACAAGAGGTGGCAACTATATAGTAAATTACATTTTTTTTTAAAATTAAAATGTTTGGTTTTTAGTTTAAATGTTCGTATATTCGTATCATGTTAAACGCCTATAAATATCGACTACATCCCACGAGGGAACAATCAGGGTTCTTTAACAAGAGCTTCGGTTGTGTTCGTTTTATCTATAACTGGGGATTGCAGAAGAGAATAGAGGCGTACATGAAGGACAAGGGAAGAATATCGTACGTGCAGCTATGCGCCATGTTAACCGAATTGAAAAAAGAGGAACAGTACTCGTGGTTGAGAGAGGTAAGTAACGAGTGTTTACAACAGTCGTTAAGGAATCTCGATGCGGCTTTCACAAGGTTTTTCAGGGAGAAAAAAGGATTCCCGAGGTTCAAATCTAAGAACAGGTCAAGGCAGTCATACAAGGCCATACTATCGGTTCACGTGGACCAAGAAAGGAGAAGGATCAAGCTACCTAAAATTGGATGGGTAAAGTACGGTAACAACAGGAAGTTTGAAGGAAACGTGAGATCGGTAACGGTTAGCGTGACCCCTTCGGGTAAATATCACGTGAGTGTACTTGTTGATGACGGCAAGGAGATACCTGAAAAATTACCGGTAACTTTCGATACCACGATAGGCATTGACATGGGTATAAAAGATTTCGCCGTGTGTTCTAACGGTGACACGTACGAGAACCCGGGACATTTAATCAAGGCAGAACAGAGATTGAGAACCCTGCAAAAACGGTTGTCACGGAAGAAGAAGGGAAGTAACCGTCGGAACAGGGCAAGAATGATACTTGCTATACAGAATGAAAAGGTAGCCAACCGCAGGCAGGATTATCTTCACAAGATAAGCACTAAAATTGTACGCGAGAACCAAGCGATCGTCGTGGAAGATTTAAACACGAAAGGGATGATGAGAAATCATCGTCTATCCAAGGCGATAGGAGCTTGCGGTTGGTCTACGTTTTTCAAGATGCTTGAATACAAGTGCGAGAGACAGGGTAAAACGTTTATCAGGATAGGAAGGTTCGATCCTTCGTCTAAAATGTGTTCTTGCGGACACGTTTATAGAGGGCTGAAACTTTCTGAAAGGGAATGGGTATGCCCTAACTGTGGATCGGTGAACGATCGTGACTTGCTCGCTGCTTGCAACATCAAGCGTTTTGGATTACAAGAACAGAATCTATTATTTGTGAATAAACCCGTGGCACACGGGGGTTCGGACGTGGAGGTTCCAACTATGGATGACCGTCAAGAAATTGACCTAAAAAGTAGCGTTCCTGTGAAGCGTCAATACGTACAAGTGTAATATTGTACGTAGGTAATCATGGAGCCAGAGGATATTTACAGTATGCTATTAGACATCTATACACATGAAGATATAGAAGATAACGAGTTGGATAAATACATTAAAGATGCGGTAGACTTCTATCGTGAAGTATCTAAACCATTATAGTCATGGATCAAATAGTAACTTTAGAAACGGCAAAACTGGCGATGGAGGTGGGCTTTAAAGAGAACGTCACCCACCTCTATCTTGACGGGGAGAATATTCTTTTAATGATAGCGACAGCGTACACCACCCCACCCTATCGAGTATCAATGAGTGACATAGAGACCCCACCCGAAGAATTGTTAGAAGATGGTGTACCCGCCCCCACCCAAACCGCTTTATCAAGGTGGTTAAGGGAAAAACATGATATGTATGTATCAGTAGATATGATGGCATTTAAAAGAGGATGGATTGTGGATATTATATCAATATCGAGAAAGGTTGTTTGTTTTAAAGCTAAAGATTTTGATACATACGAGGAAGCATTGGAAGAAGGATTAAAACAGGCTTGTAAAATAGTTAAAGAGAGGAGGGAAAATGATTAATATTGCAGTCTCTTTTCCAATTATAGTTATTGGAATCACAGTATATTGTACATCAATACTCGTGAAAGGTGAGCGTGGGCGATCATCATTATCATGCCTTGGTGGAATATTAATTGGCTTTGGTTTTTGCATGATTATACTTCTCAATAGACCAACAGTCTTGGATTTCATGAGGGGGAAGGTGGACGTGAACATACAGGAAACATACGTTGATTCCATCCTCGTCAAGAGGGACACGATAATAACTTACAAGAATAAAATGCCACTATCATGCCCGTGATCGAATTAAACAAGATGTCCGAGTACGCTTGGAGTAAAGACTACCTGTTACTCAAGAAACTACTTGATAAAGGTTGGACAGGCATCATTGCCAGAACCTATTTCAGCGTTGATTTATCGTACAAGTCCTTGTTGCGTGGATGGTACGAGTACAGGGTGGGGGGGATGCCGAT